CGCGGCCTTTCAATCTTTACCAAGGGCACCGCTGCCGCTGGGATCAGCCTCTATTGCGGCGGCGCGTTGCAGACGCAGATTTATGGAGACAGCACCTCGACCTCGTATTTTGTACTCTCGGGTGGTGTGAACAGCACTGGCGTATCTGCCCAGGGCGGCACAAATCCCACCATGACTTTCTACACCGCCGGCACCGGGTCGATCAGCTTCCTCACCAATAACCTTGGCACGGCTATTCTTGAGTTGCAAAACTCCGGTCTTGCCAAGTTTACGAATGCCGCTGCGAATGTCGCTAATGGATCATCCACGGTGACAGTGAGCGCCCTCGGGCCTGCTGGCGTTAGCACGGCAACCATCAAGCGCTGGCTGAAGTTCAACGGCAATGATGGCGCAGATCTTTACGTCCCCTGCTGGGGATCTTAATCATTTTTAGGAGAATCTATGACTACCAAAGACTTTAACGTGCAGTTGAAAGACCTCGATGGAAAGCCCATGAAGGATGGGGAGAGGGTGTTTACCGCCAAGGATATGATCCGTGATGCACTATGGATGCACGCCGACCAGGCCGCCACAGGCGAAGAGAAATTCAAGCAGCACAAGCTGGCAATCCGCATAGCGGAAGGTGCCACTGAATATGAGCCCGAGGAGCTGGCGCTGATCAAGAAGACGGTGGCGGCCTATTACCGTGCGCCGCTGGTGGTGGGTCAAATCTTCGATCTGGTGAACTAAGATGAATTACGCGCCCGCCCCCACCCCATCTCCCACTCCTCATCCCGGCAATACTCCTATTGTTGAAACGCCGGTATCGGCCCCCGCCCCCACTCCACTACCCACTCCCGCTCCCACCCCAGCCCCTGGTTAATTAAATGGATTACGATGGTCTAGTCACTGCCCTCTCGGATCTGCTGACAATCCCTGCGGATAACGCTGACTTCCAAACCATATTGCCCTCGATCATTTCCGATGCGGAGGGGAGGATTTACCGGGAGATGGATTTTCTGGCCACCCGTACGGTGGACACTTCTTCCCCGGTGGTGACGGGATCGCGCTCTTTTACGCTGCCCAGTGAGATCATCATTTTACAGAATCTCTCGGTGATTTCCCCGGCCGGTGCGACATTGGCCAATGGGACCATTTACCCGGTGCAGATGGTGTCACTCGACTACCTTACCTTTGTCTGGACTTCCCAGACTGGGGAAGGATCAGGGATCCCCGCATATGGGGCAAGGATTGACGAGAACACGATTGCCCTGGCACCCGTACCCAATGCGGCGTACACCGCTGTGGTGCAGGGTATATTCCGGCCAGATCCTATCTCAGAGACGAACACCACTACGTATATCAGCCTGAATTATCCAGACCTCCTGCTTGCTGCTTGCATGGTGTTTGCCTCTGGCTACCAGAGGGACTTCGGCGCGCAGGCGGATGATCCGAAGATGGCCCAGAGCTGGGAAGCGCTGTACCAGTCCCGTGCGCAGTCCACCTTTGCCGAGGAGCAGCGCCGCAAGGGCTTTGCCGCAGCATGGAGTCCTTATCAACCGGCGCCGCTCGCCACCCCCCCGAGGAAATAACCGATGACGACTTATACGCAAAATGTATTGCTGGCCCTCCCGGACCCGCTTAATGCCAACACCACCAATACCTGGGGCACTACGCTTAATTCCGGAAACTTCGCGCTGGTGGATGCAATTACCTCTGGCATTCTCTCACTTTCGGTGGCGGGTTCATCCAACGTTGTGCTGACATCTAACCAGGGTGCCACCGATCAGGCGCGCAACGCCCATTTCATCTTCACCGGCATCCTGACTGGCAATATCCATGTACTCTGGCCCAACGGGTTAGACCGGATGTTCTCCGTCACCAATAACACCACCGGGGCGTTCACCCTCACCTGCTCGGTCAATAATGGGGCTGGGCTACCGGCCGGAACGGGGGTTGCGGTTGGCCAGGGTTCGACGGTGATGCTGTTATCCGATGGCACCGATGTGCAGACCCGCGCCGCCTCCGCCGGGTTCTTCACCTTCACCGGCCCCACCACGACGGTGAAGACTTTTACCCTGCCCGATGCCAGCGATACGATTGCCTGCTTAGGACAGAGCAACAGCTACACCAAACAGCAGGGCTTTGCCCAGACGGCGCTGGTGGATGGGGCCTCGATTGCCTGGGATGTTTCAACGAATCAATCCGCCACTGTCACCTTAGGTGGTAACCGTACCCTTGCCAACCCGACAAACGCTATTGCTGGCTTTACCTATCGCCTGAAAGTGATTCAGGATGGCTCAGGGTCACGCACCTTGGCCTATGGCAGCGCCTATAAATTTCCCGGAGGTAATACTCCGACCCTCACCACGACCGGCTCCGCCTATGACATCCTCTGGTTCGATTGCGACGGAACCTACATGAACGGTGTCATCCAAAAGAACTTCGGATAAATCATGCAAATCTGTACCCCGGTTGGCCTGTTTGGCGGCGGATCTTCCGTCAATGCGGTAGACTTCGATGGCACCACCAATAGCCTGTCGCGGGCGGCGCTTTCCGGTGTTGCCGCATCAGCAGTGGGGATTGTCAGCGTATGGGTGAATTTTTCATCCAGCGCCACCACCGCCGCGAATCTAATTATGCAACAGACCCACCCATCGGTAGGGGATGGATTCTATATCGAGCGCACCAATAATGTGAATGCCTGGATATTCTATAGTCTTGGCACTTCCAGTGCTGGGTTCCTTCAGATACGCTCCACCAACTCTTATTCCAGCCCCTCCGGCTGGCACCATATTCTGGCTTCGTGGAACACCAACGCCCTTCCGGCCTCCCGACTCTACAGCCTCTATATCGATGATGCGGATGAAGCGAATGTAAACCAGAATAGTGGCCCCGCTTTCTTGAATAATTACCCCGCTAACGGAAACTTCTATGTCGGAAGCAACACCGGGGGCAATGAGCTGATGGATGGGTGTATCTCGGAACTTTACTTTGCGCCGGGACAGTACCTGGATTTCAGTGTTGAGGCGAACCGCCGCAAATTTATCACCGCCGAGGGGACTCCGCAGTCACTGGGGACCAATGGCCAGGATCCCACCGGGACTATCCCGGCAATTTATTTAAAAGGCTCCTCAACCAATTACGGGGTCAACTCGGGATCGGGAGGGAATTTCACTGCCACGGGGACCTTCTCCGATTGCGCCACGGCCCCCTAAGGATTCCCCATGCCGATGCAAAAGATTATCCTCCGCCCTAGCGTGAATGTGGAGGCCACCCCGCTGTTGAATGAGGGGGGCTGGTCCTATTCTCAGCTGATACGGTTCTTCATGGGGATGGCGCAGAAGATCGGGGGGTGGACAAAGTTCATACAAACCCAGATCGTGGGGACCGGGAGAGGCAGCCACGCCTGGGCGGATTTACTGGGCAACCCCTATTATGCGGTGGGCACGGAACAGCGCTTGCAGGTGATTCAGGCCGGAGAGCTGATCGACATCACCCCGATTGAAAGTACCGAAGACATCACCCCCGATTTCAGCACGACCATGGGGTCTCCCACGGTCACGGTAGGGGATACGGGACACGGTGCCGCAGTAGGGGATTGGATCAATATCGTCATCCCGATATCGGTGGGAGGATTGATCCTGCACGGTTTCTATATCGTGTTGACCGTCCCCACGGCGGATACCTACACTATCACAGCGGGATCGGATGCCGCAGCAACTGTCAATAATGGCGGTGCGGTCCCTGAGTTTGATACCACCAATACCTCTGCCACGGTGCTGGTAACTTTGGAGGATCATGGGTACAGCGCCGGGCAGACCTTTACGGTAGAAGTCTCCACCACCGTCGGCGGATTGACGCTGGATGGGGATTATACGATTGTCACGGTGCCGGATGCGGACACGTTTACCATCACGGATAATACCACGGCAAGTTCCACCACTTCAGGCTTTGAGAATGGAGGGAATGCGCAAATTGACTATCTGATCCCATCGGGACTGGCTTCAGCCACCCTGACCTCAGGCTATGGGGTAGGGATCTATGGAGCGGCGGTCTATGGAGGCGGAGGCAGCACCGTTATCAGCCCGCTGAGACAGTGGTTTCTCGATAATTGGGGAGAAAACCTGATTGGGAATCACAGCTTTGGCCCGCTTTATGAATGGGTGCCGTTATCGGGTGATCCGGCCATAGAGGTTTCCGGTGCACCTGCCATCATTTATGTTTCACTGGTTGCCGCCCCGCAGCAGCAGATGTTCGCTTTCGGATGTGAGACCGGGGGGACCTTTGATCCCAACCTTATCCGCTGGTCAAATGTGGCGGATAATACCGATTGGGTGGCTACCTCTATCAATCAGGCGGGATCCTTCCGGATTCCCTCCGGTTCGCGTATCGTAGGAGCGTTGCTGAGTAACCGGCAGATCGTGATCTGGACCGATGTGGATTGCTGGGTGGCGCAGTATGTGGGGCCTCCCTTCATCTGGAGCTTTACCAAGGTCGGCTCGACCGGCAATGACCTCATCGCGGCGCGCGCCTGCTGCAATCAGGATGACGGAGTTTATTGGGTAACCGCCAAGGGCTTCCGGAAAATGTCCGGAGGGGCTCCCGTAGATGTCGCCTGTGATGTGTGGGATCGGATATTCCAAAACCTTAATACCATGCAGGTGGATAAGATTCATCTGGGAACCAATTCACTGTTCAATGAATTCACCTGTTATTTCCCCTCCCTCTCGGGAAATGGGGAGATTGATGAATATGTGAAGATGAACACCAATGAATCAGCCTGGGATTACAGCGTTGATGACGATGCCATCAGCATCATGCGGACGACCTGGATCGATCTCTCGGTGATGGGCTACCCCATCGGCGCCGGGGTGGACAGCTACCTCTATCAGCATGAGACTTCCTACGATGCGGCCGGCCTGCCGATGAATGAATTTATCCAGTCGGGCTTTGTGGATCTGGCGGAGGGTCAGGAGTTCATCTTTATTGAGCGGTTTTTACCAGACTTCAAGTGGTTTGGCGGAACCCCAAATTTAGATTTATACGTTATTACCACAGATTATTCAGGCGGCCCCGAGACTACACACGGGCCGTTTAATTTCAATGATACCACTCTCTATTTAGTGATTCGTGCCCGCGCTCGACAGCTCGCCATCCGCATACAAGGTAAGGGGATTGGGTATGCTTGGCGGAATGGCGCCAATCGTTACTTAGGACAACCCTCAGGGAGACGATAATGCAGACTCAGATAGTCATTGCTCAGGAAGTCACCACCACGCTGCAGAATCTGGTGCTGGCGGTGAATAACCTGAATCAGACGATTGCCTCGGTGTTCCCCATAGGGACAGCGGTGACGGCGAGTGCTGGCGCGGCGAGTGGAAACTACCTAACCATCCTCGCACCCGATGGAAATTCTTATAAAATTGATCTGTTAGATTTGGTTTAGGAGACCTCACATGCCCTTGAAATCCGGAAGCGGCCCGAAGGCCGTCAGTTATAACATCAAAGAGCTCATGGCCTCGGGAAGGCCACAAAAGCAAGCCGTTGCAATCAGCCTGAAGAAGGCGGGTAAATCGAAATATGCAGATGGCGGGTCCGTAATGACCTTAACGGAAGCAGAAAAGATACTTGGCCCACAAGCGATGTGGACACCTCAGAAATTATGGATTACAACTGCCCAGGGTATTAAAGATGCCCAAACCTCCAACTCAGTCGATTCTAAAGCCCCTTCCGAGGGGCTTTCTTTTGCCGAGCAGTTCCTGACGACTCCCCCAGACCCGGCTTTAGTGAAGGCCTCGACCCCCGGTGGCATTAATGCGGGGCAGTTTTATGGCGGGCTTGATCAGGTCCGTAAGGGCCAGGGCATCGGCGCCATGGGAGACAATCCCTATATCCAGCAAGCCGCCGCGCTCTACGCCCCCGCGAAATGGGACATAAACGCCGCTACGGCAGCGGGAAGGCAGACGGGGATACTTGGGCCCCAGCAGATTGCCCAGGGTGGCCTCCTAGACTCCCTATTGCCTTCGGCGGATCCTGCCAAGGTGAGTCAGCTTAATACCATCCGTGAACGCATGGAGACACCGGCCTATTCAAAAGGTGGGGCCATCCCGCATTCAAAAGGCCTCTTCAAACACCACACCCCCGGCCGCGCGGACTCCATCACCCGCAATGTCCCGGAAGGCGCCTATGTCATCCCCGCCGATGTGGTTTCAGGCTTAGGGCAGGGCAATACCGATGCCGGAGCAACCATTCTGGAGAAGATGTTTGCGGGCGGTAAGAACCCCATGCCCGCAGCCAATGGGATGCCTGGGTTCAAAAAGGGAGGGGCTGTCAAAATCAAGGCCTCGGGCGGTGAATATCTCATCCCCCCGGATGCCGTTACCCGTATTGGAAGCGGCGACATCAACCTCGGTCATGGCGTGCTGGATAAGTTCGTGCGTCGGATGCGGGATAAAACGATCAAGAACCTTAAGAAGCTGCCGGGGCCGCGCCAATGAAAGCAAAGAAAAAAGCTAAAATAGAGATGCTAGATGTCCCGGTCCGTGGGATGGAGTTTCGAGAAATTCTCCATAGTCATGCAGATATTATCTGTGACCATTTCGCCAAAGTAGGAATGGCCGGTTACGTTGTCATTGGTTTTGGATTCGATGGGTCTTTCAGTCGTGGGACAAGATTACACCCAGATGCTTTCATTGGTCATACCCTGTTGCCGTCCTTTATCGCTGAGATCCTTCGCCGCGATATTTCCAAGGATGTAACCCTTGATGTCCTGGAAGGTAAAGCATGACCGATTACCCCACCATCGTCCGCATGGCGCGCCCTTCCGATGAAGAGGCCATCCTGCAACTCGCTATCACCAATAACCGTGAGAATGGGATCGCCCCTCTCAGTTTAGAAAAGATGCGCGCTATGTTCCGCAGGGCGGTGGAACCCACCGAGCAGACCCCGTGCGTCATCGGGGTGATTGAGGATAACGGGGTGCTCGCCGCCACCATCGGCATTGTGCTGACGCAATGGTGGTATTCGGACCAATGGCATCTGGAAGAAATCTGGAACTATGTGCATCCGGAATATCGCTTCGCCCATCGCAACGGAGGGGTGGGCTACGGCATGAAGCTGCTGGAATTCGCCAAGTGGGTGTCGGAATCCATGGGTTATCCCCTGCTGATCGGGGTGCTTTCCACGACGCGCACGGCCGCCAAGGTGCGGCTGTATCAAAGACAGGTGCCCTCGGTGGGGGCGTTATTTCTCTATCAACATGAAGGAGCAGTGCAATGAGCGGTGGTGGTGGAAAAGGCGGTAATACCTCAAGCAGTGGTCCGCCCCCGGAAGTGATGGAAAATTACCAGAAGGTGATGGACCGCGCCTCCAGTCTGGCAGGTACGCCTTTGACTCAGTATCAGGGACCCACGGTTGCGCCTTTCACGGGGGACCAGAATGCGGCCTTCTCGACGCTGCGTAACGCCAATAATAGCTGGAGCCCCTATTTCCAGCAGGCAGGCGACGCGCTGCAGGGTGCGCAGGGTAACTTACTCAATGGGGTGCAGCAGTTCGGCGGCCAGACCGTTGATCAGTATATGCAGCCCTGGCAGCAACAGGTGATGGATAAAGTGCCGCAATTCTCCGGACAAGCGGTGCAGCAATATATGGATCCGTATCTGGACCAGGTGGTCAACGCCACCCGCGCCAACATGCAGCAGAACAATTCCCGGCAGCAGCAGGATGTGATCGGGGATGCGATTTCCAAGGGTGCATGGGGTGGGGACCGCGCCGGCATCGCCCAGGCGGAACTCGCTCGCCTGCAGGGGCTGTCGGATAACCAGACCATCGGAAACCTCTATTCTCAGGGCTACGGACAGGCCCTGGGGCAGTTCAATAATCAGCAGCAACTCAATTCCGGGCTGTTGAGCCAGGGCTATCAGGGTGCCACGGGACAGTTGAACAACCAGCAGCAACTGCAATATGGCGCCAATGCCCAGCGCGCCAATAACCAACTCTCTGCCGCCAACCAGTATGCAGGACTGGGTAACTCCCAACTGAACAATACCCTCGCCGCCGCGCAGGCCCAGCTGGGTGCTGGAAATATGCAGCAGGGGCTGGCGCAGTCTTACCTCAACGTACCTTACCAGCAGTTCCAGCAGCAGCAGGCTTACCCATGGCAGGCCACCCAGTATCTGGGGAATATGGCGATGGGGACCGGGGGGCAGAGTGGCACAACGTCTACCCAACCCTCCCCCAGTATGCTTTCGCAGTTGGGCGGCCTCGGCCTGACCGGCTATGGCATGTTCGGCGGCGGGTTGGGCGGCCTCGGGGCTGCAGGTGCATTGGGCACGGCAGCGGGAACTTTAGGGGCTGCATCAAGCCTTGGCTCAGCAGCAGGATTAGCGGGCTTGGCGCTTTCAGACCGGCGCGCCAAAAAGAACATTGAGAAGGTCGGTGAGAAAAACGGCATCAATGTCTATGACTATGAATATAAGGGCTCTCCCATCCGCCAGCGTGGAGTGATGGCGCAGGAGGTGGAAGGCATACCCGGCGCGGTGAAAGAAGTGAACGGCCTGAAAATGGTCGATTACGGTAAATTACCGATGAATACCGGCGGCCGGATCAACTACCGCGGCAAGCAGATCACCGATGGGCTGATGGGCTATGCCCCCGGCGGGGGTGTGGATGGGGATATCCTCGATATCTTTGCCCCGGAAGATACGGAACTTAACCAGCCCTATGAAATGGCTCAGAATGACCAGGGCGTGTATCAACTGCCGGAGAATATCCCGGATACATCCTCGACCTTCGTACCACTTCCTCCCCCGGTGAAATCCATGCCGGCCGGCCTGCCATCCTCTGAATTGAAGCCACAGCCTCAACAGGCACCGCAACCCAGCCCTGAACAGGGTGAAGGATTGATGGCGATGCTCTCTAAAGGCGGGGCTGACCCGAAGATGGCGATGATCGCTGCGGGTCTTTCCATGGCAGCAGGACAGTCTCCCAATGCGATTACCAATATCGCTCAAGGGGGATTGGGTGGATTGCAGTATCTGGCCAACAGCCGTGAAGAAGCACTGAAACGTGAAAATATGGAAGGCGATAGTGCCGCCCGTAATCGTCAGATTGACCTGCAGGCGAAGCAACTGGAGCAGGCAGCGGAGCAGTTCTCCACCCTTCTGCCACTGAAAGAACGGGAGTTGGATATCAAGGCGGATTACTATAAGAACCGTGGTACTGGTACCAAGATAAAGCCCACCACCTATAAAACCCGTAAAGACCTCAAGGCCCGCTTGGAGGAAGACTTCCCCTCCATTGAAGGCAATATCGATAAGAATCTCATGAAATCCATCGAGTCCAATTTCAATGAAACCTACCGTGGAAACGGTGGCGACTTTGAAGATGCCTATGAAATGGCAGTGGATGCGGCGACATCTGGGAAGGGGCTGAAGGATACCGGCTTTGCCTTGGGAACGGAATATACCGTCCCAGGCGAAGAAATATCTACTGAGATTATGGAAGTATCCACCCCGGAAGAAGCCAAAGCCCTCCCCAAAGGCACCAAGTTCAAAACCCCAGACGGACGGATTAAGATACGCTAATGGCTGACCCATGGGCTGAATTCGAGGACGCACCGCAGCAGGTTTCCGCGAAGGATGACCCATGGGCTGAATTTGCTGATGCTGAAGATCCTGTGGCCGATCAGCGCTCCGGGGCTACTCTGGGGATATCCAAAGTCATTGGAGAATTCCCCACTGACTTTGGTATTTCTGCCGCCAGGGGACTGGCCCAGACGGCATCGTTGCCCACCCGTGCGGCGCAGTGGTATCATTCCGATAATAAAGGCCAGCCTGGTATGGCTGGACTTGGGTATGAGGTTGCCAATCGCTTCGGGCAGACCTTCGATGAGTTGGATAGTCAGTTAAAGAACCAGAATTCTCCCCGGTACAAAGAACAAACAAACCTCAGCCGACATCCCATTATTGATACCGATCAGGCAGGGAACTGGACCGGCCTGAATATGCCAAACGCCTCTCAGGTGGCGGATGTGCTGGCGAGCTCCATGGGGCCCGGTGCTTTTATCGGAAAGACTGGCGGGCTAGCCGCTGAAGGTTTGGGTGCGCTTGCCACTCGCTTTATGCCCTCCCTTGCTCGTACTTCTAAACCTATCGGGTACGGGCTGGCGAATGCGGGGTATAATGCTCCTTTGGCCTACAGCCAAACCTATCAGGAGGCCTACCAGTATTTCCTTAATCAGGGGGATAGCCCCGAAGTTGCCGATCAGAAAGCCCGTGGAGCGGGTAAGACCGCTGCGGGATTGACGGCGACTATATCCGGACCCACCGGTATGCTTTCTGGCCTCGCGGCCCGGAACACCGGGCGCCTGCTACCAGACTTTGCTCGGGGTACGGCGATTGAAGCCCTGGGTGAAATGCCTGAGGAAGCCCTACAGCAGGCAGCGCAGGATAAGGCCATTGGCCGACCCGTGGATTGGACCAATGCCGCGCAGGCTGGGTTACTTGCTGCCCCTGGCGCTGTACAGGGGGGCATGTTCTCCATGATGGAACCCATTACTCCCCGTGTGACACAGGCCAGACAACAGGCCTTAGGAAGCCTTGCGGAACTACAGGGAGATTCTGAATCTGCGGAGTTTGATGCTCCGCAAGGCTGGACACCGGACCAGGGGCTTGCCGCTGTAGGTGCGCCCGCTCAACCTGCACCACCCGCACCTCCTCCTTCTCTCCCCCCGATGACTCCTTACCGCCCGACGGCGGCCCCCCTTGCGTCCTCGAACTATACGCAATCTGCTCCCACGGTTAAGTCAGATCCCTGGGCAGAATTTGCCGATGCTCCTGTCGATCCACAAACACGCATGGCGGAACTGGACCGCGAATATCATACGGCTGCCCCGGAACGTAAGCAGCAGATCATCCCTGAGATGAACGCTCTTTCCGATCAGGTGATTGAACAGATCAAGGCTGCAGGCCCGAGGCCGGTAGTCGCGCGCACGCGCATGGATACCGCTCTGGCTGGTGCCACCTCTCCCTCTTCCCCGCTCAATTCTCTGCCGGAGCCCACCGAAGCCCAGAAGCATGCCGGGAACTACAAGAAGCCCGTGGTGAATGTGCAAGGGCTGAATATCGCCATTGAGACCCCGGAAGGCGCCACCCGCAAGGGAACCGATAAAGACGGCAAGCCGTGGGAAGTGACGCTGGAGCATCCCTATGGTTATATCAAGAAAAGCAAAGCTGCCGATGGAGAACAGGTGGATGCCTATATCGGCCCCAACCCGCAATCCCAGAAAGTATGGGTGGTGGATCAGGTCCATGCGGATACGCAGAAGTACGACGAAGCAAAAGGCCTTGTAGGATTTGACAGCCAGGAACAGGCATTGGAGGCCTACCGCAAAGGCTTTTCGGATGGGAAGGGTGACCAGCGCATCGGCGCGGTGACCGAGATGACCATTCCTGAGTTCAAGCAGTGGGTAAAAAAGGGTAACACGACAAAGCCATTAGGAACCCTCCCCAAGGCCGCAAGGAAGAAAGGCACCCCCACCCAGTCCCTCCTCGACTTCGTTGCCCAGCGGGGTGGTATTGAGGATGTGGGGGGGGATTTGAAAGCGATGAACGCCGAGCGCTGGCACCGCGGGAAAGTGGGCAGGAAGAAACTCCTGCGGGAGTCTACCGCTAAACAGCGGGACATAATGGGCACCCAGGAAAACCCCTATCATCCGGATGACGTAGCGCGTGCGGCATGGGAAGCGGGATATTTCCCTGAGTTCCAGGAGCGACCCACCCCCAATGACCTGTATGATGCCATCGGTCAGGAACTGGCGGGCAAGCCACGCTATAAGACCGATGACATGCAGGAGCGCATGGAAAAGACCCCGGTAAGGGATAAAGCGGCAGAACAGGACCGCATGGAGCGCCACTATCTGGCGATGGCGGATGAGTACGATATTCCCACCGAAGGCCGTGACTTGGATGATATCATCTATGATGTGACCGAGCGCGAAGCCATCATGGCGGAGGTGGACGGCGCAGAGGAGAAGGCTGCCGAGGCGCGGGCGGATATGCTGGCGCGCATGGAGGAAATCCTCCCGGAACTCTACGCTGAAATAGAAGATGCTGGATTAATCACCCCTGAGGAGGTAATATCAAGAAATGACACCGGAACAGAAACTCCTGCGGGACCAGCAACGCCACGAGATGATCGTGAAGTACGCCAAGCTGCAAAAGAAGGACAGTCAGGAGCAGAAGAAAGCGAGCCTGTTCGCCAAGATGCAGCGCGCGATAACCCGGATGCAGATGAAGTCTCTCAAACGCAAGATGAAGAAGACGGACAAAAGGTAATCCCCGGCGCTGAGCGTATCTCTGACAAGGAGATGGCGCAGCGGCAGACCGAGAAGCCCTTGAGGGCAAGCAAGCCGCAGGCAGAGCCGGATGAGGGGTTGTTTGATACGGAGAGCAGGAAGCAAACGGAGTTATTTGAAGGAGGAAAGAATGCAAAAGCCAAAGACACGCAAGGTGCCGACTCCGCCCGGATGGGGACAGAAACCGATCCTCGATATAGCCGAAGCGGATATGAGTCCGGAAGCCCTGCAATACCCGAGTCCTCCGGGAACACCAACTTGGGAGGAGCATATTATGGCACTTCGAAAATCTCGCGCGAAGAAAATGTAGGAGGAAAAGATGGACAGCAGAACAAAGAAGCTAATGGAAGAACAGGATCGGCTACACCCACGAGTAAAGGGCCCATGGCCAGGTTTCAGCGAATCGAAGACGGGTCCGTACCCGCTACCGGCATCTTCGCGCCGGAAGATGGGTCTTCCACCGGAGGGATCCGGGTCTATAGGGATCGTGATACCGTCCTTGAAGCAAAAAAATCAGGACAATTAAACCCCCCAGCAGATCGCATTGGCCGTTGCTATGAACTTGCGGGCGATGCTGCGACCGAGAAAAATGGGGACTTCCTCTTAGGCGTTGTACTTGACCCCAAGGGTAGGAAGATATGGCACTCAGTCGCTGAGTTTACTGAGGGTGGGCAGACTTTCATCTACGATCCAGTCATGAATGCCGCTTTTGGGAAAGAGGCATGGAACACTATTTCTCCCGGATGGATTGAAGTCCACCGCATGTCTCCTAAGCAAGTGGATAAGTGGGGAGCAAAATATCGTCAGTATCCAAATCCACAAGGGATGTATCTCCCCACCGCTTCCAAAGTTACGGAAGACAATATACCTACGGCCACGGATTTTACACAGGATGAAGATCCCTATTACCAGCGCAATCGTCGTGAGGAAGACGCTACCAAGGAAAACACCATCCCGCTTGGCAATGGCCTGCGCGCGCGGCTCAATAAGCCCTTTACCGAGAAACAGACCGAAGCGGCGTTGAAGATTCAGGACCTGATCCTGCAGATGGCGCCCAAGGCGAAGGTACGCTGGGCCAATCAGCTCTATGGGGAAAACACCGACGGGACGCTTTCCCCCACCAATGGCGCGTATCTCTCCAAGATCATCCATATGGCGATGGACGCCACCAATCAGATCGGCACGGCGCGGCATGAGGTGATCCACGCCCTGCGGCAGATGGGCTTCATCAATGAACAGGAATGGCAGACCATCTCCGCCCTGGCGAAGAAGGAAGACTGGATCAAAAAACACCGCATCCGTGAGATTTACGCCAAGGATAAGGCGACCCTGAATAACCCGGAGGCGCTGTTAGAGGAAGCCATCGCCGAGCACTTCGCCACCTGGCGCACCAACCGGAAGCTATTTACCAGCCTACCGGATGCCGTGCGTAAGTTCTTCCACCGGATGGACCTGCTGCTGCGCCGGGTTCGCACCGCGGCCCGTCAGCTATTTGGAGCCAAGTTCGATGCCAATGACATCTTCACCCAGATCGAGCGAGGAGAGATTGGCAAGCGCACCCCGACGGGAGAAATCAGCCGGCCGGTGAGTTTCCAATCCCCCCTCATCCTCAAACCCTTCTACAGTGCCCTGCAAAAGGGGGTAGGAGAGAGCAAACAGCCCAAGGCCACCCCTGACCAGTGGAAGGGGATACTGCGTAACCTCCCAGGCGTGAAAGCCGAGGAACTGGAATGGAGCGCGGTGAATGAATGGCTGGACTCCCAGACCGGCCCCGTGACCAAACAAGCCCTACAGGACTATCTGCAGGCCGAGGGGAGTGTGGATATTCAGGAGGTGGTGAAGAAAGATCCGTCTATAGAACAGTCCATGGAAGATGATTTTATGGGAAGAGGGCCGAGGGTCGGCTCAACCAAATTTTCCCAATACCAACTCCCCGGCGGAGAGAACTACCGCGAGTTGCTGCTGACGCTGCCACAATCTGATGGATTGAGTTACCAAGAAAGAAAAGAGCTGGAATCACTTAAAAAAGAGGGAAAGCCGTATGAACTATCCCCCGAAAAGATGAAGCGTTATAATGAACTGTCTGGGAAAAATTTATCCGAGGACAAGCGTCCATCTACCTTCCGCTCCTCCCACTACGACGAACCCAACATCCTTGCCCATATCCGCTTCAACGAGCGCACGGATGCGGAAGGGAATAGGGTGCTGTTTATTGAGGAGGTTCAATCTGACTGGCACCAGGCCGGGAGGAAGAAGGGGTATAAATCCGATGCTCTCACTAAAGATTGGACTGCTAGCTACACTCCAGGAAGAGATGGCGGAGAGTACGGCCACTCAACATACGGAACATGGGATATATATGACGAAAACAATAATCTCCTGAGAACCATAAATGACCAAACAGCAAGAACCAGAGAGCAGGCTATCCGCTATGTGGCAGAGACTTCAGAAATATCTAAAGTTCCCGATGCCCCCTTCAAAAAGACATGGCACGAACTCGCCCTGAAACGGATGCTGCGCTACGCCGCTGAGAATGGATTTGATAAGCTGGCATGGACTACCGGAGAGCAGCAGGCTGAAAGATATGACCTGAGCAAGCACATCAACTCCATCGGCTATAAAAAACGCGGTGAATTACACAACATCACCGTATGGGATAAAAACGACAAGCAGGTGCTCAACAACCAGTCTGCCGATGTGAAGTGGATCGAAGACCACGTGGGCAAGGAAGTTGCCCAAAAGATTTTGAACGGCGAAGGCCGACAGGAAGATGGACATACCTACCTAGAGGGCCTAGACCTCAAAGTAGGCGGCGAAGGCATGAAGGGCTTCTACGACCAGATCATGCCCTCCTTCCTGAATAAATACGCCAAGAAGTGGGGGGCGAAGGTTGGGAAGACCAATGTTATTACTCAGACCGAAGGAATGATGGATTCCCGGAATGCTCTGCGTAATTTTGGCATCGACAGTCAACAATACCGGGATGCGTTGGTACGGGAGAATAATAATCCTACCGGCGCCGAAACACTTTCCACCCACAGTATAGACATAACCCCCTCCATGAAGGAAAGCGTATTGGCGGGGCAGCCGCTGTTCCAGCGCCGCGAGGAAACGCCCAAGCAGAAGGGGTTTGTAAAACAATGGCAGGAAGAGGAAGCGGCCATTAAGAAGGCCAAGGAGCAGTCCCCCAAGAAAAAACTCAGTAACATGCGCTTGCTCGGCGAGGAATTGCTTCGCTCCACGGACGGAGTTTTGAGCACCATACAGAAGAAGTTTAAGAGTGAAGCGGTGCAAAAGATCCGCGATATGCTCTGGCACCAGGCCGGGGAAGATCGTGGGATTGGGCCGACCTATACCAGCGCGGTGGAGCGCCGGACCAATTCTACGCTTAATCGGCTGGCCCGCATCGTGGGGAACCTGGATGAGGAACAGAGCAAGAGGGTGGTGCGGCTTCTGCAGCGGCCGATGTGGCTTGAGCGCAACAAAAACACCCTGCTCGGTAAGGAAGCCCTGAAGATAAAAGAAATACTGGATGAGAACCGCCAGTATCTGATAGATGCCGGCTTTGATGTGGGAGAGGTGGAAGGGTATTTCCCCCGCCTGTACCGGTATGACCATATCAGCGCCAACCAGGCGGACTTCCTGAAGCGTGCGGCACAGGCCTACAGATTGACCTACGGCGACGAAATCACCGCAGAGGAAGCCAAAGGGATGGCCGAGGCGTGGCTTGCCAACGCCCTGCTGAATGCCGATGGGATACGGGTGGGCAATGACGACCTTGCCTTAAACTACATCTCCCAGACGGCACCCGCGCCCAAGAATACCAAACCCCGGACCCTCTCGAAAGAAGCCGATAACCTGATGCGGCCATTCCTGGAGCAGGATCCCTATGTGGCGATATCGGGGTTGATCCAGCGCTCTACGAAGATGGCGGAATTCAATAAGCGGTTTGGGAATTACACAGATAAGGAATGGAAGGCCAAATTAGAAAAAGACGGCAAGGATGAAGCCGAGATAAAGCGGATCATGAAGAATGGCACGCAGCCCAGCCACTGGGCGGATCTGAAAGATCAGATGATCGAGGAGGGGGTAGAGGGGGAAGCTCTCACCGCCGTCGTGCAGGCCATCCAGCATGTGACCAATACCATGACGGATAAAGTTAGTGAGCGCCGCAAGCAGTTGGGGGATGTGCTGCGGCTTTATACCTATCTGCGCTTCCTCGATCGCACGGTGTTGTACCAGCCGCAGGAAATGATGAATGCCGCCATCCGCTCCGGGGATATCATGGATGGGCTGTATCAACTGACGGATTCGGTGAAGGCGCTGTTTAAGACCAAGAGCATCCAGGAGGCCATAGAGATCAGTGAAGACTTCCTGGGCGCCACTGGAGAGGCTGCAAACGACATGCTGATGCAGGGTAGGTGGGGTGGTGCCTTTGAAGGAAAGATCAATCAGATCATAGCCCAGAAGTGGTTTAAAGCGACTGGGTTGACCCAGATCACCACCGCCAACCAGATTGCTGCGGTACGGGGCGCCCAGCGCTTCCTGAACCGGAAGACCAAGAGTATCCTGGGGAAGGATTCCAGACAGCGTTCCTCAAAGTTCCTGCTGCGGGAATTGGGCATTCCGAAGGGAAAGGAAGAGGCCTTCTCCGAATGGCTGCAGAATCAGGATAAGAATAACAAGGAGATGAGCGAACTCTATTACGAGGCGATTGACCGCTTCATGCGCGGGGTGATCCTGCGGCCTTCGCGTGCCGAGCGGCAGGTGTACACCTCGATGCCGGGGGGGGAATTGTTCTACAAGCTGCAGAGCTATACCATGTCATTCGCCAAGAACGTGCTGATCCGCTCCGGGAAGATGGCGCTGGAAGGCACTAAGGGTGGCAAAGACTACACGCTGCAGGACCGGCTGACCTTTATGGCGCCCGCGGCGATGATGCTGGCGATGGCTGCTGTTGCGACGGCGATGTGGGAATTGAGGGATGAGGTGCTTTACCCGCGCCCGGATGCGCGCGAGCTGGAGCCTTGGGAAAAGGGCATGAAATGGGCTTCGGCCTCTGGTGCCTTTGGGGGGATTGACCCCTACCTGAATATCTTCCTCGGCCTACGCTTTGAAAAAGACCCAGCGGCGGCGCTGGCGGGACCAGCTTTGGGGGAAATTGCCACTGGGCTGAGGGACACTTACCGTTACCTGCTGGACAACAGTAAGGACACGCCGACCGCCGACCGGAACTTCTACAAATTCGTCTATAACAATATCATCAAGACCGGCGGCGGATATGCCACCACCCGCCTGCCATTGCCCAATTACCTGCGCTTTGCCATAATCCAGATGCTGAGTCACCCGGAGACGAAGGAAGCCTTCATCACCCCACTCGGGGGAAAACCGCAGAAACAAAAACGTGGCCGCTATTAACCCAAGGAGATTATCATGACTCAAACCTACTCCAACCTGGAGAATGTAGATGCTTCCACCGCTACGGTGGACGGAGCTTCCTATAACCTACTGTATAGCAACGCCGGGGGGAAATATACCCTTACCAATACGTCCGATGGTGCTGCCTATGCCGATACGCTGATCTCTTCGGCGCAGCTGCTGGCACTTAATTCCGCGCCCCAGACCATCGTGCCGGCGCCGGGCGCGGGGAAGTTCCTGCTGTTTAAGCAGGCGTTCTTCTATATGCCCTATAACAGCATTGCCTATGTGGCCGATGCCAGTGATGATTTGAATATCCGTTATACCAACGGCACGGGACAGGCGGTGGCCTTTATCGAGGCGACGGGCTTCCTGACGGCCACCGCGACCCAGTACCGCTTTGCGAACCCGGCCACAGCAGCGGCCAGCGTGTCCACTCATGGTGCCCCGGTCGAGAACTCCCCGCTGGTGCTCTTTATGGCCAACAGCGAAATTACTACGGGCAATAGCCCCCTGTACGTCCGGACCTTCTATTCCGTAGTCACTATAGCCGATCTTGTATAAGGATGATCTCCATGCCCTCCCAATTGCACAACACCCTCCAGCGCCGCGCGGAAGATTTGAATAACAACTGGCATCTGGATAAGCGCATCCCGCTGGCGCTGATCATTACCGCCATCCTTCAGATAGGCACCTTTGTCTGGTGGGCGGCGAAGACTGATTCCAATGTGAGTTCCATCGGGGACCGTGTGAAGCTATTGGAGGGGCAGGAACTGAAGCGAAATGATCTGATCGGCCGCGTCATCAGCGTAGAGGTACAGGTCAGTGGAATTAACGATAGCCTGAAGCGCATTGAACGCAACATGGATATGCTGGTTGACATGCGGCAGAAAGAAAGAAAATAGGAGTTATTATGGATCACCCTACGTTATGGCAAAGGATTAAGATGGATATCCGGGAACGATTTCTTACCTTTGAGAGTTTGAATGGCTGGATGGTGTTCATACCCTGGGGGGCCGGGTTTCTCTATTTTGCCAATTGTGACCTTGTGTTCCGTTTCTTCCCCACCTCCAGTTGTTCCCTGGCGGATGGGTATGCCTATGCCTTTAACAGCGTGGGGATTGTGCTTGTCGTGTGGGGGCTGCGCAAGGGTCTCGTGAATCGCGTGAAGCAAGCCGCTGCCGTAGCGGAGATGGTGGAGAAACGAGCCGCGGTCAATGAGGTTTTAGAGAATGAAAAGATCCTGCCGGTGACCATCAACCTGAAGGAAGTCTGATATGTGGCTTCCCCTTGGGCTTGGCGCGCTGGCGGCCTTTGCGCTCTCATTCCTGATCCATACAATAGATGTGAGCCGAATAGAGAAAGACTGGGAGGCCAGATTGGAAGCCCAGAAGATAGCCCAGATCGCCGCCTGTGAGGCCGATAAACAGATCACCAAAGAGGTTGACCATGACCAGAACCGCAAGATCAATGCTCTTAATAAGCGCCTTGCTGATGCTCGTCGGCTGTACGCCGATCAGTGTGTGCCCATCGCTACCCACCCCTCCGGCCTCGATCATGGATCCCCCGCAGGAGCCCAGCCTGCTGGAAAGGATGGAGTCCCTGCTGAAGCCCTTCTGGACCTCGCGGCCGAGGGAGAGCGGTACCGCCTCACCTTAATCTCCTGCCAGGACTTTGTGCGGAGAATATCTGACAGGTAGGACATATGCGTATTACCATTCTTTTGGCCTTAGGAGTGATGTTAGCGGGGTGGGGCTGGTACGACAGCCCAAAACCCGTTATCACTCCCCCACCCGTGTTTCTGGCTAAATGCGAGACATCGGACCATGGGCTGGCCTTTATAGAAAAAGAAGAAGGCTACGTTCCTTTTGTCTACAAAGATGTGGGAGGACTCCCTACCATCGGCTTTGGGCACCTAATCCTACCGGGAGAGAAGTTCAAACAACCCCTCCTTCCCCCCGATGCCAGGAAGCTGCTGGAGAAGGATGCGGGCAAGATTAATGCCTCCATGAACAGGTGCATCAAGGTGAAGCTGCGGCCGAACCATTGTGACAGCCTTGGCTCCCTGGCCTTCAATATCGGCCCCGGCGCCGTCTGCGGTTCTACCCTGCTGAAACTCGCCAACCAGAGCCGCCATGCGGAAGTACCTCCCCAATTTCTCCGCTGGAACAAAGCCAGGATTAATGGCAAGCTCACCGCAGTCACCGGCCTGACCAAGCGCCGGCAGGCAGAAGCCGACCTTTATGGGAGTGTACCATGAACCGCTGCTATCTTCTCACTGCGCTGTTTCTGTTTATCCTTGGCACCAGCCTATCGGGCTGCGAAGGCTACCACCGCGATGCGTGGAGTGAGCATTACAATACCGTGGACCTGATTTACGACAACACCAAGCCACTGGGGAAGTAGAAGATCAGTCCCACACTATCCGGTTATGGGTGAGAGGTGGCCTCCCCATTCTGCTCAGCAACCAATCCCTGCGTCCCCGACGTAGTACGCTGCCAAAGTGATAGAGCTTCATCCACAAAGACTCTGCTTCTAAAACCGCCCGGTAGAATCTGGCCAGAGCTTCCGACTCCATCTCCCATTGCTGGGTAAACGTCATGGAACAGACCTCTCATAGAGCGGTTCGGTTTGTCCGAAAGACCCAGATATCCAAGATCTTTTATTGATCTCCAGAAATGTGCCAGCCAGCACGAGAAGCAGTAGTGCAAGCCACCATAAAAATCTATCCATCCTGCAACTGGCCTTTCTCTAAGATTGTAAAGTTTTGAGGGGATTATTGTAAAGTCTCAGCCTCTGGCTGCCGTCAAGCCTGCATACGGGGCTTTCCGTTGGTTATTCAATCTCTCGGTCGTCTCACTCGGCATTACCTCCCCTCAATAGGTTTGTATAAATCCCCTGTGAACAATTATACAAAGTCGCGGATTTGTATATCGATTACGATCACCTCCTCGCCATGATAGCGCAGGCAATTGCCAGAAGTATCAGGTTGGTACAAATCCACAGACACTTGAATAGATAAATATCATCAGGCGTCATTGGATTCCCCTTCGTCTTTTGGTTTCCCTAAGATGAAATCATCGATCTTCCTAGTTTTTGGGTCCCATGTGGTTAACTGAAGAGCCTCTTCTGGTGGCGTTGGCACTCTCCATTCTTTATTGCCGCTTTCAATAAAGACAACACCATTTCCAGCTTTCCCATGCACCTCCTCAATCAACCGCGCGACAGTGGCGAGGGCTTTGATTCCCTCACTGACAGCGTTGCCAAGCCCCTCCATATGAATGTCCCCGTGGTATGGATTCTTTGAGGCATTTAGCAGTTCATTGCAGTTACGTGCGTGAATGCGCTTCAAAGCCCCCTCAATCTCCCTCAGCGCGTCTACCCTATTTTCTGGTGAATTTTTCTTCATAATCCTTGCCTCCGAAATACTGTTTCCCATCCTTGCCAAAGCACCACACGTTCGATACCTCGCGTAGATCAGGCGGGTCTATCCCTTCCTTCACGCACACCTTTTCCCTGCGCCTGTGCGCCCTATTGGCGTGGCGCTTATCCTTCTTCTCGCTATCACACATGGAATTGCCACCCACCGGGGTTTTCTTTCTGGACTTTCCCATTATAAAATCCCCCTCTCCTTTAATTCCTGCAATGCGGCTTTCTGAAAGTGCGCCATAAGTTTAAGCTCTGCTTGCGTATCTTCTGGCGCATCTGGATTTACATTAGGATCACCTATTGTTATTGACCATCTGAAATATTGCTTCACGAGCGGCAAAATAGCCTCCGCCATAATATCCACCATCTCCTCATCCGTCAACATGATGCGCCCCGCCCCTGTTTCTTGTGCGCCGCTATGGTTTTCTGATCCCCGCTCGCCGCGGCCATCCGTCATTAGGGGTTTGGCGTTTACGGCATTTACGATTAGGTTAGCTCTCTCATTAGCCATCTTTTTGCTTTCACCCTCATTAAGTCCTTTTTCACTATATGCTTGTGCGTAAGCAGCAGAAAATCCATCGTCATCGCCCTGCATAATCATGCCGGGGTAATGCGGATTTACCCTTAATGGCAACTTATCACCCTTCGCGTTGCTGGTCATTGTTTTATCCTTTGCAGTGCAGCGATTAGATTGTGAAGATCGGGAAATATTGCAGTGCGCCCGCCTAGGGTTATTTTAACTCCGTAATGCCCGTGTGGTTCGGCAATCAAGCGGAGAGATTCTAAGTGGCAGGCAGACTTGAATCCGGTACTGTCACCGCACGCATCCGCCTCATCTTTTATAAAAGCCACTTCCGGGTTATAGCCCTGTATTTCTATCTTATGTCCGCCCATCTCACCACACCTTCCGCAGCATCCGCGCTGGCCATGTCCATTGACGATTGAGATCATCTAATAGGCATAACGCCTCAAACTCATTTTCCCATATAATATGGTACAGGATCCCCAAAGCTACAAACGGCGTTCCGGTTACTGTTATTAAGAACCACACCGGCAACGCCACCATCACGCACAGCAGGCGCAATCCTATCTTTAATACATTCATACAAATCTCCATACATACAGCCCCAGTGTAAAACCTATTGGAAATCCAATAAACGCCGCCAGCATATTCCTATCTATGGTTTCATTCCATCTGGGATTGCGAATCCATATGTAGAAATTCGTAGCATGATAAACGATTGTGCTTAGTGGTATAGGGAGGAGTAACGACTTATTTGTTAGAAAATCCTGATCTGCAAGTCCTAGCCACCACGGAAGTCTAAAGCAGCGTATCCTTTCGTATGGTATCCACCCAATATTGTGCTTCCGCAGCCATTCCAGCAGGCGCAGGGTTATTTTGAGGGCTTTCACGATATATCCGCAATGCGCTTGATGGCTTCAATCACAGCCTCATACTGCAATTTTGACGTAGGGCGATCACCAGCCGCTAGCCGCTCATTCACTATTTTATCGCTTTCTGTGCTAATGGCGGGATCATCCAGCAGCGTGCGGAGGTAGACCTTACAGGCATCCTCGGTTCCATCAGTTCCTTCTGCCATAATAATATTCTCTGCCGCTTCCCATGCTTTTTTATGCGCCGTATCAGTCATTGGCTGGTTCCTTTCTTCTTTTTTAAGATGTTTACAAGCCCGCATATGCAGAAATCAGTCGTGGATTGTATGTATAAACATTCCTGTGTATGACCACGTTTCCGTATCCATGCCCTAAGCTCCTCCACCTCCCTGCGCGCGGCAGAGAGTTCGGGGGATTCGGCGCGGGTGTTCCATGCGGTTTCAGCCTTTCCAATTTCCGTGACAATGGTTGCATCGCATTTTGTGCAATAAGCAAAATCAGTATCGTTAGTTCCGCCTACATTTGCCTCCCCTCCACAAAACGGACACGGCAACAACTCATCAGCGTTTGTCATTTTTGTTCCTTTGCTGAGATTAATTCATCAATGCGGTGCGGGTAAGTCAGCATCTCGTGGAGCATCCAGTTCTCCTTTTTCGTTAGACGCCTTTGCCTTTGCACGACTATTTCCATGTCAGGGTAGCGCTGATTATTACTCTGTGGCCTGCTGTAATGGACTATTGAGAACCCCATCTTTCCGAGCGATGAAAGAATATCTCCGGCGGAAATGATCCGCGCCTGATCTCTTATAGCTTCAAAGTAGAAGCGCTTAATTTCCATCACTTCCCCCTAGTGTTGCTGGCTGGTGAGGGAGGGTGACGATCATGCTGGCGTAGGTATTCTAGGAACAGAATGCTTGTGACATCTTTTCCATCTCCAATCTTCACCATTGTCCTGCTTCCGTCCTGTTGTAATATTGGAAAATACACACCGCCGAGATCATTATATTTCTCATCTTCCATCACGCATCCTTTCCGGCGAGGGCTGGTGGCTTGGGTAGGGGCATCCAGTGGGTAATATATGGCTCATGATAATATGTCCATGTGTCACCCTGTGATTGAATAGAATCACTTCCATCAGCCATTGCAACCCATGTTTTGCGCCGTTCATTCCATCTTATTATTGAATAATCGGCACTGTAAGATTCTGGCTTATATACTCCAAGAACCTCACTACCATCTTTCGGCGCGGTTTCTATCGGTTGCCACTCCAAAGCCTCCCGCATCGCCTTCTCGCGTGATTGTAGGGCTTTATATTTTTCAGCCAACTCCATAACGATGGTAACGGGAGTATGCTCACCAGTGCAAACCCCGTCCTCCTCATTGCAATCCGGGAAGTTCTTTAAATCATCCTTGTAATATGGATAACCAAGCGCCTTGCCTGCGACCTGCTCTGCCTCGCGTAATTCCTTAATATACCCCTGTGAATATCGGTGCAGTTTCTCTTGCAGGGCGCGGATGACTTGCATCATTTCAGGGGCGGCTGCGATAAACTCAGCGGTTCCCCTATCAAGAAAATATACTGCACCACCTTCGCATTCAGGAAGTTTGCCTACATACTTTCCAAAGCATATTGGCTTAATGATGTTCAGGCGTTGATTGCCGGGATGCACACCGGCTATCCAATCACCTGGCGTTCTGGCTTTATCCAATTCCTCCAGCCGCTCAATCTGCTGGTCTAGCGGGTCGGTGGTCATATTATCCCCTGTTTAATTGTTCTACCGGAAATCGCATCTCTAACTTCGCCACACCAATGGCAAATGATGTATGGATCATCACCGTCAAATTCCCATGTGTGTATCTTTCCATCAACCCGCTGGCTTAGTCTGCAGGCATCTATCGTGGTATCTTCTGTGTTCATACCCCCTCCTGAAATGCTTTGATTACTATTTTGGCATCGGTCAAACATTCTTCAATTCGCTCCGGGAATACATCAAAACAGTCACCCCATGTCATTGGCTTGCTATTGCTTGTGGCTGGGTTATTCGCGTAAAGAGCCCTAGCAACCCTCTCCACCACCTCCGGCGATGGCTCTGCTGTAAAGCGCTGGTAGGCGGCTTGGTAGGCTCCCCATTGTCTTTCGGCATCTAGGTAAGGTTCGGGATTGCACCCTCGCTTATCTTGATACCACACCTCAAACGCCTTGCGCATTTTGCTGTCATCGCTCATACGGGCTTGTCCTTTTCTAACTGAGCATCCAGTTTAATTCGTATTTCGGCTATTGGTTTATCCAAGGTTCCATATAGATCAATAATTGAAGCCTGATATGTGCTACCAAATGTTCTGGCATCCCGCACAAGAAATTCCTGTATTACCCCGGTGGCGCGGTGGATTTTGCCATATCCTTTTGATATGATAACTCGCCTGCCCGGAGGGCATGTTCTCTCATTCCAGCGCTTACCATAAAGACGAAGCTCTGATGGTTTATCACCCGATAAGAAGGCATCATAATATATTGCCTTGAGTGGGATAAATAATGGCTTCACAAACTCATCCCTCTTGCTGTTGTATTCGGGTTCGGTCATGGCTTGGCCTTTCTGTTGTATTGTATGCACTCATCCTCCTGATAATGTAGCGGCCCGGTAAGCTCGCTTTTGGTGCATTCCCATTGGTTTTCATTTAGGTTATACGAACTCAAAACTATTGAAACGCATACAATTATTGTGATTAAAATGGCAACTGACAAAATCGCCGCCATTGTTGCTCCGAATCCTTCCATCTATCACTCCTCATCCCCTTGGGGTGGTTTGGGTTCCTTAAAATCTACCGCTGGGTAAAACCAATCCTCCTTTGTGATATGGCCTATGCCTTTTATCAACCCTCCAAAACCCGGTTTATCTAATGCAACTCGGATAGATTTTCCTGTGATTTTGTCCCATGATGAAACTCCCGCTATTTCCATACATCGCCAAATAAAATGGCCAGCATGACTTAGCATCATGTGATGGGAATAGGGTTTTGGTAGATACAGTGAATATCCTCCAAAGCCTTGCCCAGTTCCGCCGTAATCCAGCATTAACCATGCCGTGAGCAGCCCCCTGTCGGCATCATCAATTCTGGCTCTTTCTATGATGGCGTTTTTGATGTGATATTCCGTCATCTCCCCCTCCTTACTCTGCCCGGTGGGCGTTGGGTGTTTCTGGTTGCCCCTGCTTTTTAAGATCAATAGCCGGTTCGTATTCACTAAAGCGGGAGATGGTTTCTTTTATAATATTTAAATAATGGCCATCTGATTTTTTAATCACTGTGCTTTGGAGAATTATATCCATTGCCAGAAATATACAGCCATCACAGATAAATACCATCGGCCCAGCCACCATATATCGGCATTGGTTTTCAACGCCACCACAGAAAGCGCAGCGTTTCATCTCTATAATTTCGCTCATCATCCTCTCCAATCATTCCCCGCGCGGGCGGGTGGGGTTATTTCTTGCCCTTTGCCAAATCTCTATCTTTGGCGCTGAACATCATATTCACACCACTGGAGGCATAGGAAACGCTGCGCGAGGCCATCATATCCATCGTGGCTCCGTAGTTACCTGCGCTCATATTTAGGGTTGAGGAAGCAGCAACACCAACATTGGAGGCCTCTCCGAATGCGTCAAAGTCAGCGCCGAGGAAAATTACCTGCCAGTTTTTGGCTTTGCATCTTTCAACCACCGCCTTAGCTGCCTGCTTATTTAGCTCTTGGCTGGCGTTCTCTTGTCCATCAGTCATAACCACGATAATGGTTTTATCATGGCCTGCTGCATCCGCCATTGACACAATCCGCCCTATGGCATCAAACAATGGTGTTGTGCCACGAGGAGTGGCATCCTCCCTGCTAACTTTCTTCCAGTCCTGTGCAGTGGCGGTGGGACGGATTATATCAAACTGAAACCCCCCCTGCGTATCGAAGGTGGCAAGAGTAACAGATGCTTTAATCGCTTTATCTTTTGCCAGCGTGTCCACATAGGAATTTACAGAAGTCAGAGATTCATCCCAGCGAGGTTCCATAGAGCCAGAGCGGTCTAGCAGGATGTAGGCATTCAGTTCGGTTTTTTTGGCTTTAGTCATAAAATCACTCCTCATTGTTAATCTGGTGGCCGCTGCCGGGGAATGCCTTACACCGTTTGACCAGTGGATGCTCTTTCCCTCAACAGCGACCATAAACTTTATCCCTTTTGTTTTAACATCCTATAACGAACTGATGAAACAAGCGACAGCCCAATGAAGGATACCCCAACCAGGCCGGTAATGATCTCGGAGACCGGGGTGACCATGCTTACCAGCATGATGACCGCCAATGCCCCGATACCCCAGTGGGCACCATGCTCCAGGTAGATGAACTCTTTTAACGTCCCCTGGCGCACCAGATAGACGGTGAGGGAGCGGATGCAGAGGGCGCCGATACCGAGGCCGATCATGATTACCACGATGTCATGGCTCATGGCGAAGGCGCCTATGACCCCATCGAGGGAGAAGCTGGCATCGAGGATTTCGAGGTAGACAAACCCCATGAAGCCTGCCCTGGCGATATTGACCCCATCGATGCTCACCAGCCCCATGATGCCCTTCACTGCCACGTAAATGCCTATACCGATGAGTCCGGATAAAATGGCTACGTAGCGAGCCTCCTCCGGCAACCATGCCTGTACGGTCAAAAGAATGGCCATAGCGGCGAATATCTCCACGGCCTCCATTTTGCCCATCAGGGTCAGTTTCTGCTCTATGGGGCCTATCCAGTGGACCTCCTTGGTGACATCGCAGACGAAGTGCAGGAAGACCATCAGGAGGAACATCCCCCCGAAGGCGGCGATGGGGATATGAGCCTGATGGAGGTGGGCACCATAGGCGGCGCCATCCGATATCGCTAGTGTCCCCACCTCAAGCAGGGATAGACCAGTGGCAACGGAGACGATGACTACCGGGAAGACCAGGCGCATCCCAAACACCGCGATCAGGATGCCCCAGGTGAGGAAGATACGCTGCCAGTGGGGAGGCATCTTCTGTAAGACTGAGGCATTGACCACGGCATTATCGAAGGAGAGGGATATCTCCATGATGCAGAGCAGGGTGATGAGGAGGAGGGTTTCCATGCTATTTATCCTTTGGGTTACAGACCCCTCCGGCCAGGGAAAGGGGAATGCAGGACATCCCCCCATCCTTACCGTCGGAATCGAGGAAACAGACGACATCGTAGTTCTCAGGCTTGCAGATGGCATAGATGCCACTGATGGTGAACTTGCGCTTGAAGTCGCCTTCACCCATTAGAAACCGGACAGTCCCCATCACAATGGCGAGCGTCACGGTACCGATTACAGTTGCCCATATCCACTCTCTCACTTGCTCCACTCCTCAATCTTCTTCGCCAGTGCAGGTGCCCAGCGGTTGACCATGGACTGGATCCACTTGTCATCCAATGCCACCAGCAGGCAGGCAAAGACCAGTAGGGACCCGCGGGAGAGGAACAGCACCCCGAGGATGAGGATAAAACCTACCCAGGTGGATATCTGGGTGAGGCGGTTTAAGATGTATTTCTTCATAGGTTCTCCGAGAATGAGGGGGAGAGGTTTATCCCCTCCCCCGAGTGATTACGCCGCTACCTGAAGACCGTAACGGGTGGCCAGCGCACCCAGTTCACCGGCTTCTGCTTCCCCGATGGCGGTGAAGGTCCAGTCCGTGCCATTGCGGACCAGCTTGCCGAGGGTGAAGGAAGCACCCGCTACATCGAGACCGGACAGCGTGTACTTGGCCAGTTCCACATCGCCCGCCTTATTGACGATACGGATATGGGCGTTGTCCAGATCCTTCAGGCTCTGGCCTTTCTGGGCGGCCTGGTAGATGGAGGCGACAAAGACGATTTCATTGACCGAAGCAGGAACCTTGGTCAGGTCCACATCGATCACTTCATCGTCACCATCTCCGTCACGGTGAGGTTATCGCCGCGGGAAGCGGTGGAACCACAGGCAGAGGTTTTATTGCCGAAGAAGACAAAGTTGCCTTTGCCATTCAGTTTACCGTCGATCAGCAGGAAAGCCGCCAGATCGAGGTCCATGGACTTACCGGACTTCGGATCCCATCCTGCACCGGCAAACACCTAGGTCAGGCCCGGTGCTTTCTTGGTGAGGTCAACGGTTTCGCCTTTGGTCATATTTACAACATCAGTCATGTTAAGCTCCTTAGTAGAATGCTGGCGGCGCCATTTCCTCACCACTGAGCAGGTGACGCTTTCTGGTTAAAGGATTATGAATCTACGGCACTTGGGGGTGTTGACTGTTTTTCGGATTCCCATTTCGGCGCACTTCTCGGAACTGAGATATTTGGATAGATTGATTGGAGGCTTACCCTCAATATTCTTCGCGGTGCGCAAGTAGCCAAGGAATTTGAAAGAAGTAAACCTGGTTTCTCCCATGACCCGGTGGAACTCAATGAACTTTCTAAGGATGCCGTCGAGCTCATCCATGTTTTCCACATAATAAAGCGGGTTATTTTTTGCAATGATCCTGCGTGGGGTGGGAGAAACTTCTTCATAGGATGCCGTTCTCTCCGATTTCTCCAGAATATCCACCAGCCGTTCCAGTGCGGTGGCAATACGCCCCCCCACCTCCAGAATGGCGCTCTTTGGTATAGTCGTACTCACGGGTTGCGGTTTATTCATATGTTCTCCCAATTGTTTTAAGTCGTGAATCATTGCCTTCATAAAAACTCCTTTCTAAGCCTTCGGTTCCTCCGCATCCCCAAACGGGATAGGTTGTTCTGGCGGCAACTCCCGTTGGGGTGCGGCAACCACCGTTTCGGGTGGCTGTTCGGGCGCAGCATATTTGGGGTCTGCGAATTTGGTCTGGAAGCGATCGACCGCGGGGGCTGGGACATCACTGACATCGATGGTCTCTCCCTCGAATTCCTCACGGCTATGCACCAGTCCTTTCAAGACATCCGCGTAGCAATCCCTGAGACAGAAGGCACGGGCCTTGTATTTGCCCATCCGCTCGGGGTGGGTGATCCAGGTAGAGGCCTTTCCCTCCTTCCCGTCATAGGAGGCCCCACGCTTACCCCAGAGGTTGGCGCGCTGGGCATCCTCGATTGAGAAGCGACCAAAACTGGGACGGTCATCTCCCTTGCGCTTGGTCTCGCAGACCCAGGTGTAGTTGGGATTGGGCTTTGACTTATCGGCATCCAGCCACATATCCCCACCCTCGGTATATTCCCGGACGTACTCTGCCTTCCCGCTATTGATGACCAGGGCCAGCTGCGCATCTCCCCAGATGGTGCCTACGCCATTCTGCACGAGGATGGACTGAATCGCCTGGGCAGGCGGCAGCCCTACCTCCATCCCCAGCTGGAGCGCTTGCAGGGCTTTCGCAGTCGCCATCTCAATGATGTTGACGTTGCGGGTGAGATCGGCCGGCAGCCCTTTGGGGGTTTCATAGAAGGCTTTTGGCAGATTGAGGGAGGAAGCCATCTTATTGCAGAATAACCAGGCTTCCTGCATGGTGGTGGGCACAAGGGCCTTAATCTCCGTCCCCGCGCGTACAACGACCTGACCCTTTGCTGGGGGTGCGGGAGGAGGTAACGGGGCTGTAGAGGTAACTTGCGGGCCAATACCATTGATGGGGGATATAGGAATAGGAGTGCCGGGTGCCGACTCCGGGGCAAAGGTGATATTCCCGATGGTTTGAGTGGGGTAATCCTGCACGTAATTACTGCCCCCAGTTACTTTGTAGGAAACATTATCAGGGCCAATAAAATCGACAAAAGGAATATCTCCAGTCCCTCCCTTCTCCACCTCGGGATTCATTCCGGGAGTGATTACTATGTTTGTATCTCCCTTCTTCGGTGATACCGTGGTATCCGTAGGGCGCTTGCTCATAACTTCTCTCCATTAATAGCTTTACACCAGCGGTCTACATATTTGAGTGCGTTTTCTTTTTGTTCTTCGGGTGACCCACCGCACATGTTCCCATGAAGTTTAGCGGCGGCGATCACAAAATCATTCATCGGACTGCAACTGGTAGACTCTACTTTCTCTATCCTCTTACTCATAGGCCTTCCCCTTCTGTGTATTCCTGTTTGATGTGGATGCAGGCGATTCTTTCAGGAGAGGCCGCCTCATCTGCTTCCCGTCTGCTGTCTAAAACAACACTATCCCCACATGAATAGATATTCACCCATGCTTCATATACCCTCTTCTCCGGTATCTTCTCAAGTAGCTTAGCATCGCCCCCACCTCTTAGCATCAATGTCGGGTGTGAGGTATGAAGCAAATTACCCTCAACGTCATAAACATAAATATAGTTAGCATCGCCACTAAAGACATACTGACGTGGAGAATCAAAAGAACTCAGCACCATAAGATATTTCTTTTTTTTACTGTCCTTGCCGATGCAAATATCCCCCGGCTTTAATGTACTGCAATCCATCTCTTCTCTCCTTGTGTCTATTGACGCTCTTTGAGTGTTAAACCATGCATACCCACCGTTGCCCATATTAGTTCGCAAACCCATAAAAGGATGAGAACGACCTGAATCGCTTCTTACTGTCCTTCCAGGGCTGCGTGCCGTACTTCTTCATGCAGGACTGGTAGGTGCCCAGAGCCCTGTCAATATCGTCTGCGGCCCGTTCTAAAGACCCATCACAATCGATCATGGGCAGTTCGATCTCGAAGGGTCTTTGTGCCTCCTGGAAGAGGAAGGGGAAGAAGTCATCCGTAGCCTTCAGGAACTCCTCCACGAACTTCTCACTAAACTCCCCATGTACGGTAGCCAGCCCATCCTTCAGCATCTGGCGCACCACTTTCCGGCCCCGTGTGTAGTGGACCTGCTGTTGGGAGTAGCGATTCCTGCGGATGACCTGCCAGAGGGCATCATCCCCCAGATCTTTAGTGGTTTTGTAGTCCACCGACCATTCCCAGCAAAAGAAGTCATGCTTGGCGCGGCAGCGGATGCCGGTCATGGGATCGTCCCACACCACCACCACCTCGGGGTAACCAAAGCGGGGATCGAACAGGAAGCCCTTGGGGTAGCCTTCGACCTCCAGTTCCCGGACCAGTTCGATCGCCAGCTTCATATCCTGGTAATCAGAGCGCTTCACCATGCGTTTCTCCGGGTGATGGATGCCCCCAGGCACGATGAAGTAATGCTCATGGAATTTCTCCGGCTCCAGCAACAGCATGTGGAATTCCTTCCCCCGCTTCATGCTATCACTTTCCACCTGCTGCTTGCGCAGGGGATTGTGCTCGGGACTCATCCATGAGTTATGCCAGTAGGTCATGGCGGATTTCAACAGCAGCTTGATGTCGGAATTCGACACCGCCGGATCACCGAAATACTCCTCATCGGACAGGCCGAGATAGATGCCGGGTTCAAGGGCCATTATTTCTGCTTTCGGACAAAAGTGGGGAGCACCATTTCTTCGGTGGCGATCATGCCTTCGTTTTCAGCGTGTTCGACTTCCCCTTCATTTGTGGCGTAATCTACTAAGGCCACTCCCGCTTCATGAATTTCCGTACTGGATATCTCGGAGACCCGAGGGGGTGTCAAAGACAAGTGCGGAAAGTCCACTTCCACGGCCCGGTAAAGGATCTCTGGATTATGCTGGGGTAGGGGTTCCCGCAGCATCTTCTCGCGCTTGCTCAGGCCCCGCTGCTCCTGCAGTTCCTTTTGGGATGTCTCCAGGCTGCAAAGCAGCCCCGATATCGCTGCTGGTGGACGGTCCAGATACTGGGCGACTTCTTCTCTTTCGTAACCATTGGCAAGCAACAGGCGCACCCGCTTTATTTCGTTTGGGTGCCAAGCCTTCCGGCTTCGGGAATATTTTCTTTCCATGGGTTTCCTCTTTTGGTTGATAGGCCACCCCTGCATTGATAAAGGTCAAGGCAAGGAAGGCGGGTAGTTCATAGCTCATGTTCTTTTCGTATAGGCGGGGTTTAGAACCCTCTTGCTGGGAATTACCCCAGGCTTCTTCAATCATTCTTACCCACATTTAAGGCTCTTTCCGTTTCTTTCTGCAGGCGCTCTAACCGCGCCCAGGGGTTATGGTTTGGCCGCAGGTCCATTAAAACTCTTTCCAGCGGGATAATTTTTAAGCAGTGAATGGGTGACAAAAATAGCTTCTGCGCTGCGTGATCCATTGAAGTGTACTCCCTCGAACTGTAGTTGTTTGGATGCCTTCTCCGCGCGCTTTTTGGCATCACGGGAAACGATATCAAGGAGGGTCTGGTTTGAATTGTCGGCAGCGATCTGGAATTGCTCAAGGTCAACGTCGTCATAGGATATGACGTAGCGCCCCCACCAAGTTCCTTCTGCCATATATACTCCCTGAATTCTTATTGAAATCAGGAGTAGAGAATAAATTCCTTGCCGTCAACAGAAAAAAGAATATATTCTCACTACCAAGAAAAACACAGGGAGAAACAATATGCGAGCACAGGTGGTTTACCATACCGTGCGGGAGGCAATTACCGCTTACCTCACGAAGAAGAAGCCCACCACTTCGATGATTATAATACAGGAGGTCAGGAAAATGTACCCCGCGCGCCTGGATGTGATACGGGCCAGCCTTTCGGTGCTGGTGCATATGGGGGTGGTGAAAACCCAGAATTCGGTATGCAAGGAATGCGGGCGGGGACACAAGCTCTACAGCCTAGTCAAGAAAAAGAAGGTTTCATGAGTAGCAAAAACCGATTAGTCTCTGACTGCCTCCGCTTCTGCCAGATCCACAAGATCACCCCTCGGCAGTTGGGGAAAAAGGCGATAGACGATTACCGCATGTTCGAGCGGCTGGAGGGGGATGGAGACATCACCACCCGGAAAATGGACAGGCTGTATGCTTTTATGAATAAATACAGCCCACAAATTATTAACCCCATGTTAGGAGAAAATCATGGTTAAACGTGCCCCACTACCGAAGAAAGAAGCTAAGACACCAGCCGCAATAGAGAATATTGAAAAAGCAACGCGCAGCAATCGCGGTTTAAGCAAACTCATTATTGACTGCGTAGAGGCTATTGAGAAAGCCAACCTTAAGATTAAAAATATACGGGATGGAGAAATCAAACCCGCCTTAAACCTTCTCAAACAGAATGGCTACAGCAAGGTTGCCGCCAACTGGTGGGTGGCTAAGCGTAAGATGGAAAAGCAGGAACGCATCGCTCATTTTGAGGATATCAAAATCATCGGAGATGGGTTGGGTGAACAGCTGGATATTTTCGGCGTACATCCCAGTGAGATTCCGGAAGCAGAGCTGGATGCAAAATCTGATACCATGCAGAAAGTACGCGAAGCGGCAGCAGCGGATCAGGTAGCTCCTCAACCCGAGATAAAAGCAACCCTTCGTCCGGATCCTTCCACGGTGGCTGAGTCACGCGCCCGCGTTGCTTCTATCATCCCGCCAATCTCCGAGCGGAACTTTAATTAAAATGACCACTACCCCCCATACCGTCCTTTCCATTGACATCGGGACTAACCTCGGTTGGGCCTTTGCCAAGGACGGGGTAATCACGGCGTGGGGGGTGGAAGACTTCCGACTCAAAGGCGATGAGCATAATGGGAGTGGGCGCAGGCTGATACAGTTTCATAACTGGCTGCAGGATTTCTGTGGAGTGGATGAGGTGTTCTATGAAAGGGTCGGGGCCAATATGCGTAATGCTGGCGCCAACCAATCCCATTTCGAGATGCGGGGCATTCTGAGTATGTTTTGCTATGGCTCTGGTATCCCCCTACTAGACGTACACAACATAACGCTAAAAAAGAAGTTTGCGGGGCATGGCAGGGCAACCAAAGAGGAGATGTGCGCCACCGCCCACCACCTGGGCTGGAACGGGGGCATTAAAGGCACCGGCCAGGACCATGATGCGGCCGATGCGGTGGCGCTTATCTTTTGTCTTCTGAGGGACAGGGGCATTCAGGTCACCTTCAAATCCTAATACTTGCAATCCACCCTTCCCCATGCTTAAAGAAACCTGCGCAGGGTTGTCCCTATCAACCGGCGCCGGGTGGGGTTCGTCCAAATCTCCCTTGCGAGATGGAGGGGTTTATACTCCCTGTGTTTTCCTCTCCGACCCCACCCACATAAATTCCCCGTAAGAATTCTGGTTGACTGTATAAATTTTCCATATAGATTTGCATCGGTGGGTGTGCGAACTGGCTGATCCCCAGTTCAAAAAATAAGCGCACTCTTCCTGTGTAGTGATGGTCTTAAAAAACCACCCACCAACTTCACAAGGAAGGGGCTAACACAGGAGAGTAGCATGACTAATGGTTGCATTGGTTTTCCATCATTTGGAGACATATTCAGGTCTTCATATTCCCCACACAAAAAACTTATTATGCTTGGAATACTATCATTTTTGGATGGTTACCGAGAACGACACACCCCAATTCCAGTTAAAGATATATGCAGGGTCACATCGCTGCCATATGATTTGACCTTAAAGACCATTATGGGAATGGATGCTGATGGGATTGTATATTATACCGATTCAAAATGCACCGATCCATACATTACCACTTTCCCAGTAGACGGATCGGGAAAAGAAAATGGCTGAGTACCCATCGCTCCCACTTTTTACCGATGCTTACCTATCGGACACGAGACATCTCACCACCCTTCAACATGGTGCTTATCTTCTTATGCTTATGACGGCTTGGAGATCACCAGATTGCTGTCTTCCAGACGATGATATTTTCCTCGCCAGAGTATGTGGAATGGACAGAAGAACCTGGCTCAACAATAAGGACGTGCTTTTAACGTTCTGGCAACGGTCGTTGAACGACAATTGTGATAATTCAGGAGCATCATCGACCGGATCGCCAACAAAATTGTTTCAGAGAAGATTGAGCGACGAGCGCAAATATGTTGAGCAGGTACGAAACAAAAATATTGCTGCTGGTAGAGCTAGTGCATTGAAAAGACAGAATAGAGGTTCAACGAGTGTTCAACCAAACGTCAACCAAACTTCAACCCCCATACCCACACTCACACCTATATTAGTATCTCATAATGATAAATCATTATTCGATACTTCGGGTACTGGAGAGGAAAAGGAAGATGATTTGACTGGAGAGAAACAACCAAAAAAACCACCAACCCCATACGAGAAATTAATCTCGATTTGGAATTCTACCGGTCTGCCAAAGGTTTTAAAATTGCATGACAAGCGAAAGCGATTATTAGCCAAAGCATTTCGGGAAGACTTTGACGAGAGTTTGGAAAACTGGGAAAATTACTGCAAATACATTGCGGATTCTGATTTTCTGAGTGGGAGAAAAACGTCTTGGAAAGCAGACTTTGATTGGGCAATAGAAACAAAAAATATTACCAAAATAGAAGAGGGTAAGTACGACGAAACAGCAGTGATTAGGGCAATTCCATCCATGTTTCCAGGTGAAAACGGTGAGGCCATCCGATGAAAACCCAACTGGAACAGCGCCGGATATTCCTGAAGCACTACGGGGATGGCACCCAGCGTACCCGCTGCCCCGAATGTTCGGACAGCAGGAAAAAGAAACGGGATCCGTGCCTGGCCGTCACCATCAGCCACCAAGGCGCAGTCTGGTTTTGCCATCACTGCGGACATCACGATCACTGCGGACCAAACGGGGAGAATTATGCTAACAGCGAAGCACATAGAACTTTTAGAAGCACGCGGCCTGGAGGTAGAACTCCTGTCGCAAATGGGATGGTTCAGCGCCGAGAACCCAGGCGCTGGTGATGGATTCATCGGCATCCCGTACTTCCGGGATGGGAAGAAGGTTGGCTGCAAATACCGCACGCTTTCCGGGGAAAAGAAGTTCTACCAGGAGAAGGGATCCGAGCAGTGTTTATACAATCTGGATGCGCTGAAACATATCAGCGAAACCACCCCGATTTACATCCATGAGGGGGAGATGGATGCGGTGGTCTCCATGCAATTTGGCAATGTCGCAGTGTCCGTTCCCAATGGCGCTCCCTCGAAGGAAATTGAAAGCGAGGACAGCACCAAGTTTGATTACCTGAAGGACATTCCCTCGAAGAACCCCATCGTTTTGGCGGTGGATTCGGATAAGGCAGGGGTAGTACTGATGAACGAATTGGTGCAGCGCCTTGGCCGTGGCCGGTGCCAGTGGATCAGATATCCCAAAGACTGCAAAGACCTCAACGATGCGTTGATAAAATACGGCGAAAAGGGGGTAAAGGAATCGTTAAAAACGGCTAAATGGTTTGCCCTTGATGGGGTTTACCGGATGAGCGAGATCCCCCCGGAGCCGGAGTTTGAGGCATATGATACCAAGGTTGAAGGGCTGGCGGATTACTTCCGCATCCGTCAGGGAGACCTCACGGTTATCACAGGCCATGCCGGCGATGGGAAAACCACCCTGATCAACGAGGTGATGTGCAACATGGTGAAGTTCTACGGCTGGCATGTCTGTGTGGCATCCTTCGAGCAGAGCCCCAAGCCGGACCATCTGCGTTACCTGCGAACCTATTTCAACCACCGCCCACCCCGTCTTTACCCCGACAACAGCCCGGAAATAATTGCTGCGGACGAGTGGATTGAGAAGAACTTCAGCTTTGTTTTCCCCCGGATAGAGACTAAAGATTTTATCGATTTTAATTGGGTTTTTAACCGAATCACGGATGCCATCACCCGCGATAACGCCAAGCTGATTGTGATCGATCCATGGAACGAGATGGAACATGAGCCGCCGGGCGGCCAGAGCCTTACCCAGTACGTTGGCAGCTCCATCCGCCAGATGAAGCGCTATGCCAGGGAGCATCAGGTTCACATCGTGGTCATCGCCCACCCCGCCAAGATGAAAGCTTCGCTAGACGGGAAGGAAGTAATGCCGCGTCTGCATGACATCAGCGACTCCTCGCACTGGGCAAACAAACCGGATATCGGGATGATTATGTACCGCAACGAATACGACCTGAACGTGCTGCGGGTGCAGAAATGCCGCTACGAGGGGACCATCGGCAGTCGCGGGCAGGTGACGCTGAAATACGATTCCTACCGCGGGGTATTTGAATATCTCAACAAGGAGGCAATTGAGGCGCATATCGAAAAAGTGAAAGCAAACCGAGACAACGCTACCGGAAAGACTAAGAAAACCTACACCAAGAAGCCCAAAAAACTAGAGGTTGCAGAAAGCACCGTCTTGGATTAACGTTATAAAAAATCCATTATAAAACTATACAGGGAGTATAAAAATGGAATTTGAACCAGTCACCACCGAATTGCTCAAACACTATCCCAATGCCGTTTGCTGCCCCATAGATGACCTGCTGGAGGGGGATTTACAGGGCCGAGCATGGAGGGTAGCCGAAAAGGGAAAAAGTGCTGTACGGGCAATTCTGAGGCAGGAGATCGAACATGGATTATGGCTGGCGGATATCTTTGAATTTGGTGCCCCAAAGCGCAAGTGCATCGCCAAGGTCTCGGTGGCGAACCTGATTGAGGAGATGGAGAACCCACATAAGAAGCCGGTTTATCCCTCCATTGCCAACGCCACCTCCGGCATCAACAACCCACAATGGGGATATGTAAAACCTTTTATCACCAGCGCTGTGCAGCCAATAGCCAAATGGCAACCAGATAAATCCTCCGGTTCCACCTATATCGGCCAGAAATCTATCACCAAGGGCTATGCTGTAGTCCGTGAAGGCGAGATGATTTATACGGCGAGAATACAAGCCGCTCAACATCCATTTTATGCAGGTGAAATACTCATTTATGACGGAGTTGATACCCTTCCAGCAGAGAACAGAAATACCTATTGGACCAGCGCCGCGATGATTGGCGCATTCACCGATATTGAGGATGCTCTTGATGCCATGGAGAAAGCCTCCGAGGGAGACCTGCCATGAAAGTCATCCGGGAAGAACAAACCTTTTCCGACGGTAACGAGCATACCGTCAAGGTCTTTTACCACGGTACCGAGGAAGGCATCATCCCAACCTACGCCATCCGCGAGGCCATCAAGGTCATGGGGGAGGTAGGGGCCAATGAATTCATCGGGAAGTATCAGGAGGTGCCTGAGGAACCCGATGGCTACAGCCGCATCTTCACCGCCCGCATCTACAGCCATCAGATAAGGAAATAACATGCAATGCACTGGTACGATGACCGAGACGCAAGAAGAAAGGCCCTGGGGAATTTCCTCAGTCAGGACCCGGTTCTTGAGAAAATTGGCACAGACAAGCACTTTAACGCCTTCATACAAACTCTTCCAAGCTGCATCTCTGGAGTATTCGAGGAGTATGTCCATGGCGATGGCAGAAGCATCGCGGCGCATGTCCGCAGAGCCAGAAACTCAGGAACAGCCTATAAGCCCAAATATGGAACCCTCCCCCTCTCCAACCGAGAGCACAATAAGCAACATGGAAAGGGAGAATCCATCCTTAGACCAAAGGAGTGGTTTGACGCCATGCAGCTTATCTATCGCGAGCGCTGGGCTATAAAGGGGTTAAAGAAATGGCTGGGACTGACGGGGGAGATCATGCACGACCTGGGCGCCATACAGGACTGGGCGATGCGGGAGGGGCTGGAAAAGGAATGGGACACGAGATGGGAATAGTCAAACAAGATTACCTAGCCCTGCGGCACGGCACAACGGAATGGAATGCGAGAGCGGCTGTTGCCTCTCAGATATTACGTACCTTAGAGCATGGTAAATATTATACTCTTGAACAACTAGGGAGACCTTTTCTGGTGATGACCCGCAAGGGTGAAGTTCCTCCTAAGAAACTACAATTCATCGTTGAGAAGTTTTAATGAACACGGAATGCGAACATGACTGGGTAATCGTACATGGCTCCCATTTACGGGAGGGGCATAAGATATGCACTCTTTGTGCGGCAAAGAAGTTCCTGAAAGCCCCGCGAACCCATACCAGATGTAAGCCTTATTCAGATTTCCTCGGCGCTAAGCATGGGCTTATGGAAGACCCCACCTCCCAGTTAAAAATGGAGAAGAAGCAAGTCACCTTTGAAGATTATCCGGGGCTGTAAAATGGTAGAGGAAATGACATGACAGACGACATCACCCAGCAAGCCGCCCATTACGCTTCAACCCAAGACGACCCCTACACGGGCCTGAACGAGAGGGATTCGGAATATCGCCGGGTGCTCCTCTCCCTGGGCGCGCACCGGGCATTTGAATGGCTGAAGGACCATGGGTATAAAATCAGCAAATTAGAGGACAAATAGATGACCCCCTACGAAGAATACCAATGGAAGAAACGAAAAGAATATAACCACCAATATAAAGTTTGGGTGCGGGGGATAGACTGCCTGATCGCTGAAAAGATATTCGGCTATGAGTGGATGAAATGTAATAGGAAGAAGGACTTTGCGGGAAATGACTTTGAGTATATCCTAGCGACTCCACCCTTGAATGGAGCCTGTATCCTTGAGCCGGATACCAGAGTCAGGAATTATACATCCTATCTGGTAGATGCACTGCAGCTAGTGGCGAAAACAGGGCTTATCCCCCCGCAGTTCCCCTTCCAAGCCACCCAAGAGGAGATTGCCATGGAGATATGCCGCTACACCATAGAGAAAATGGAACTATGGCCACAATACAAGGATTTTTAATATGAAAGACGTAATGCTCGACTTAGAAACCTGGGGGAAGGGACCGGGCTGTGCCATCCGCTCGATCGGCGCGGCCTTCTTTAACCCACGCACCGGAGAGGTAGGAAAGACCTTCTACCAGAACATCGACCAGGTATCCTGCGAACAGGCAGGCCTTCATATTGACCCGGAAACCGCCCTCTGGTGGGAGAAGCAGTCTCAGGCCAGTAAGGATGCCTTAGAGGCTAACCCCATGTCCCTGCTTTTTGCTATGGCTGAATTCGATGAGTTCTGGAAGGAATACGGAGGAGAGCGGGTTTGGTGCCAGGGTGCGGCCTTCGACGCCCCCATCTGGGAAGCCGCCGCCAAGGCACTTAACCGGACGGTCCCATGGAAGTATTGGAACGTCAGATGCACCCGCACGGCCTATGATATCCTCGGGATCTGGCCCAAGGAGATAGCAAGGACAGGCACGCACCACAATGCGCTGGATGACTGCCTGCATCAGATTAAGTGTCTGGATGCGGGCTTTACCAAAGGGGTGGGTGGCATATGACCGCAGAGATACTACACTTCAACGGCATCACCCGGCATGACATCCCCGCGGAAAGGGTTCTTCAATCTGCGCTTGAGTCAGAGGTGGATAAGGTCGTGATCATTGGTTATGACAAAGATGGAGAGGAGTTCATGGCCTCATCTATTGCAGACGGAGGGACGGTACTATGGCTGATGGAACGCCTAAAGAAGAAGCTTCTGGAGATGGCAGATTAACCTCCGGCGCCGACAAATTCTGGGACAACCCCTTCCACTCCATCGCCCTCTACGCCTATGTCCACACGGCAAGGAAAGAGGGGAAATGGCCGGAGCCTGAACCCACCCGGAGACTCGCCTCCGCCCTCTTCGAGAATCGCCATAAAGATAATCTTGACGAGGTGATAGCGGAGACGTATAAATCAACCCAGAGCGTAGTTTAAGCGAAAACCACGGGAGCTTAGAAACCTTTATATATTATTCTAGCTGTCTCAGCCTGTGATGGCGGCCGACCCGCCCCTCTAAAAGAAATGGGAAAGCATGAAAGTCATCCGGTTCCCCGACTTAAAAGGTGCCCACGCCCACTCCCGAAATAATCGGGATGAAGTGTCTCAAAGCGAGTGGGTAGGATGCTTCTTCTGCCTCCGTATATTCTCTCCAAGACATATACAGAAATGGCTTTACTACCCCCTGCAAGGCGAAGCGCAGGATTGTGTCTGCCCGTATTGTGAGGTAGACTCCCTGATAGGAGATAAAAGCGGCTACCCGATCAATCAGGCTTTCCTCCGGCGCATGGAGAAGAAGTGGTTTGGGGATGCGGTGAAGGGGGTGGGGAGTTGAGCCAATTAACCCGGAAACAAATGCCGAATCCCTAAGGATTCTAACCACCATCGGACGGGCATAGCATCGGCTCTTGGTTCGCTGGGCCTCTCCCCGTAGGCCCCTATATAGTCCGGGGTGGTGTTCTTTAATTGGACTTTAATTCCTTCACGCCGGCGATGTCAACAGCCGGGGTATTTTCTACCTTGAACTCATAGGAAGCATTAAAGCCAGGATCCACCTCATCCCCCATCCCCATCCGCGGCACAGACTCCAGTGAGAGACGATTCTGGCACTCTGACAGAGCAGTTGGCGCCGCCTCCCGGTTGGTGAGGATAGACTGCAGGGGGAACAGTTGCTCTTTGTAGGAGCCGTCCGCCATCTGCACTTTATCGCGTATATAGACATTGACGAACAACATCCCCCGCATGTCGCAGGAGGTGCCGCAGGCTTTGTAGCACTCGACCAGCAACAGTTCTGCCTGCAGCTTGCCGGTGCTATTCAGCCCTCCCATGATCTCCAGATTGCCGACGGCCGAGAGTTTGGCGACCCAGGAAGAAAACAGCGCCAGGTTATTATAATTGGCCTCAGACATAGCAAGGCCCTTCATCTTGCCGACCAATTCGGCCATGCAGGTTTCAATGCGGGTGGAGAGGGATATCATAGAGACTCCTGGGTACGGGGTGGAAAAGTGCTGATATACATGGCCAGCAGGTGCTGGTACTCTGCGATCTCAGCATCGGACATCTTACGGGTGCCCTTCATCTGGTAGCGGCGCATTCGGGCGATTTCTTGATCGGTCATACTTCCCTCTCTTCTGGCCAAATGAAGGACTTCCTATTGCGCCACACTACAACCGTGTACTCTGCAATCACCCGCTCCAAGTATCCTGCATCCACGTTCAGAGGATCAGGAAGCCACAGCAAATCCATGGACCTGGCCTTATACAATAAGTCCCCACCTACGGGAGCCAGTATTGGCAAGCTGTCTGGATGCACTACGAACTCATCTGGCATGTAAATAATTGCACCACCTTCGTTCACTATTAGATTGAAGTGGTCACCCTTAAACTTCATCCCATAGACGGAAGCCATGTAACAAGCTGCTGCTCTATTGGTATAATAATACTCAACAGTCATAACAACCATCCGTCGTAAACGCCACCATCACATAGAGCATGGGCAACAGGAAGACCATGCCGATAAGAAACCAGCAGACAATCGTTTCAACCAGCCAATAGGCCATGCCCAGATAATGTTTAATCGTATTCATAAGATGTGTCCTTCCATGCGTGAGATGTTGCTGTAGTCTTTAGTAATCAAAAGTCGCTCCTCGTCATAATCGGCCTGTAAGCCCATCCAGAGCTTGTAAGAAGTTCCAAGCGCCCTGGACAGCCTTATGGCCGAATCAGGCGTGATAGACCTGTTTCCCCGGCAAATAGCCGATATGGTCACGGGGGTCATACCCGAATGTGCCGCCAGCTGACGCTGGGAGATACCCATGGGCTCCAGAAAGTCCTTCAGCAGGATCTCGCCAGGGTGAGGGTTACGACATTTCATTGCTGGCCCCCAAGTTTGGTGTCCGGTATATATGCTGGCAAATCATACCCAAAGACTTCTGCCGCAGTGGGTTCCACATATTGGGAAACCAACTGGTCAAACGCCTTCCGCTCTTTCTTGCTGTATGCGTGCGGCTCCACCGGCATCGCAAACAGCCCAGAGAAAAACAGGTAGTTGGTCATTGCTGAAACGATGAGCAGCAGCAATAGGGTTTTCGTGAGGATACGCATGTTATTTACTCCCTGTAAAAATGAATTGAGCCTTCACTTTACCCGAATAAATATCTTTTGACAATACACAAATGAGAATAAATTCTCTCCACATATATCTTGTCATTTCAAAACAGGCAGATACAATGGGTAGAAATAACAGGGGATGTTATGGGTAAAAAAAAGGTAAGTGAGCGTACCACTTCGGATCTCGGCACGGATGAATTAAGGCAGCATACGGAAATAAAAGAGGAATTAAATGAAGAGAACAAGCGCCGGGTCCGTAACGTCCTCCAGATACCGCTTGATTACTATCACCGAATCGGACTCACGACAGAAGGGGGTATCTCTTTTCGTCAATGGGAAGCGGGAACAAGACTCCACAAAGATTTCAGCCTTACTGGCACAACTCCAACTCCCCAGCCTATCAGTTCAGACATCTTCATAAAATCCACCGGCCCCAAAGATTACACCCCATCCCAATGGGAGGCACAGAGGCGCTTCAGAGAGGCAATGAAGCACATTGGACGCCCGGACAGCCCTGCCTACATCCTCCTCGTCAATGTCTGCTGCTACGGCTATTTGCTGAAGGATATACGCACGGTGCCCTATTACGTCACCACCAACCAGATGATGGGCCGTTTATGCGAGGCGCTGGATAGCCTTGCGGACCATTACGGCATCCCTTTCTACCCCATTGCTCCCAAGCCTCAGAAAAAACCATTTGCCAAGTGATAATCATAAGCGTAGGATCAATATCAAGGTGAAGAACTTTCACCAATAAATCAAAAACAATCAGTTTTTTTCAGTTTATGGGTGAAAACGGAGGCTCCCGCCCAGGTGCCGGAAGAAAAAAGGGCGTACCAAATAAAAGAAATCAAACCGTAGAAGCGCTATTCTCTTCAATGGAATACGAGCCTTTGGAACAGATGATCCTCATGGCCAAATGGTGTGATAACGAGCTCACCAACCCCAATCTTAAAGAAAAATACCGGCTAGAAGTGCTGGCGATGAAAGCCAAGATGCTGGATAGTATGACCCCGTACCGCCATCCCAAGCGCCGCGCGATGGAAGTTGGCGGCATGACCGATGCCCCGCCGATCCAGCATGCCCATGAATTCAACAGCCTTTCCAAGGAAGCGCGTGAAGCGCTGCGAAACGGCATCGTTTAACCCAGAGATACCATGTCCAAGCCTAAAAAGCGCATCAGTGACGCAGAGTTGCTGCGCGCACTACAGGCCCAGTTCAAGACCAAGGAAGGGCTGGTAGAGTGGCTGGATAAGCAGGATGCGGAAGAAAGCCTGTATGAGTTCGTGAAGCTCATGTGGCATGTGGTTGAGCCGGTTACTCCCTTTGTTGAAGGGTGGCACATTAAGGCAATCTGCCAACATTTGGAGGCAGTTACCAGAGGAGAGATCAAGCGATTATTGGTGAACATCTCGCCCGGATCGATGAAAAGTTTAATAATCAATGTCTTTTATCCCGCGTGGGAATGGGGACCAAAGAACATGGCGCATCTGCGCTACGTCTCCGCTTCCTACAATGACAAGCTCCCCTTACGTGACAATGGACGCTTTAAGGCTATCATTACAAGCCCGTTGTATAGGAGACTGTGGGGGGATAGGGTTCAGCCCACTTCAACGTCTGAAGCCAATTTACGGAACTCTGCCACTGGATGGAAGGTAACTACCTCAATCGGAGGTATGGGCACCGGTATCCGCGGTGATCGCTTCATCATCGATGACCCGAACAATGTGAAGGATGTAGAGTCAGACACAGTGCGCGCCGGCACTAACAACTGGTTCAGAGAGGTAGTCCCAAACCGAGTCAACTCCTTAAAGGAATCAGCTATCATCGTCGTGCAACAGCGTACACACGAAGAGGATGTCTCGGGCGTTATACTCGCCAACAAGATGCCGTATTGCCATCTGGTAATACCAATGGAATTCGACCCCACGAGGAAGTGTAAAACATCGATAGGATGGGAGGATCCCCGCACTGAAGAAGGGGAGTTGATGAATCCCGAGCGGTTTGACCGCGCTGATATTGATCAGTTGAAAAAAGACTATGGACCGTATGCAACGGCTGGCCAATTAAATCAGTCCCCTGTATCCCGCGGAGGAAACATCATTAAACGGGCTGATTGGCAGGGTTACCAGCCAGACAGTCCTCCGGGAACAAAGCTGTATTTCCCGCCCTTTGAGTTCATGCTGGCCTCACTGGACACCGCTCACACCGAAGAGACCAAGAACGACCCCTCCGCTCTTACCGTATGGGGATTATACAAAGATAAGAACGACCTGCCCAAGATCATGCTCGTTGATGCGTGGGAGAAACACCTTACGCTGCATGGCCCCAGGCAAACCGAGCAGCTTACCAAAGCGGAAGAACAAAGGACCTGGGGTGTAGTGGAATGGGTGGCACATACCTGTAAACGCTGGAAAGTTGACCGTCTCCTTATTGAGGCTAAGGCCACTGGTCTTAGTGTGGCACAGGAGATCATCCGACTCCATGGCGAAAATATGTGGGGCATACAGACGATTGATCCTAAGGGGGACAAATATGCAAGGCTTTACTCCGTTCAGCCCCTCTTCGCCGATCACATGATCTATGCGCCGGACAGAGATTACGCCAATATGGTGATAAATCAGGTTTGTTCCTTCCCTAACTCCGCAAGGAAAGACCTTACCGACACCGTGAGTCAGGCCCTGGAATGGTTCCGCAAGAGCGGCATGGCCCTTCGCCGCGAGGAAAGACAGTATCAGTTGGGTGAGATGTGGAAGACCAGTGCGAGGCCAAGCCCGCTTTATGAGGTCTAATTACTTCTTACCGTCGGTCACGAGTAACTTCTGACGTTTCTTATAGGCAGCAGACTTACAAGATTTAGAGCAATACAGCGCCCCCTTCCAACTTACAAAGGCTTTTCCGCAGTTTTCGCATGAAGATTTCTTTCCATTAACTGGAGCATCGCACATCAAACAGCGTTTAATTTTACCTTTCATAATCTCTCCTGAATTACCGATTACCGACGGTCACTGGTAATACACCCCCTCGATAGAGTCAAATAAATGAATGTCCCCCACACCATCCGCCTGAGTGATCAGGGCCTCGGAGCCTTTGCCGATGAGCCGGAACCCTTAGACCCATCGCTTGATCCCGACATGGCCATGGAAACCATGGAAGACGGCGCCACCGTGACCCAGATGGCCGATGGATCTTCCATCGTGGATTTCGGACCCGCCATCACCATGCGCCCGGAGGATGTCCCCTTCGGAGGCAACCTTGCCGATGTGATGACCTCCAGCGAATTGGCGGTGATCGCCATGGATCTGCTGGAAGGGATTCAGTCCGACATAGACTCCCGCGCGGAATGGGAAGAAACCAATCTCGCAGGCATTGACCTGCTTGGCCTGACGCTGGAGACCCCCACGGGCGATATCAATCCCATGGGCAGCGTCTCCAAGGTGTATCATCCCCTCCTGCTCGAAGCCGTCCTGCGCTACCAATCCACCACCATGGCAGAGCTACTGCCCGCCAATGGTCCGGTGAAGGTGAAGGATGCCCAGCCGACCGCGGGCTTCAAACGCGATGAGAAGGCCGAAGCCTTAGAGAAGGACTTCAACCATTACCTGACGGCCGTCGCCAAGGAATATTACCCTGACTTTGACCGCATGCTATTCCTGCAGGGATTCAGCGGCTGCGTGTTCCGGAAGGTTTACCGCTGCCCGCTGCGCCGCCGGCCGGTCTCTGAATTCGTCAGCGGGATGGACTTCATCATCTCCAACAATGCGGTCTCCCTCACGGACTGCGGCCGCAAGACCCATCGCATCAAGATGACGCGCGCCACCATGCGCCGGATGCAACTGACCAAGAACTACCGGGATGTCCCCCTGATCCCCCCGCAGGAAGAGGCTACCGGCGCGGAAGCCAAGATCAAAGAAATTGAAGGCCGCCAGCCCACCTCTGACCGCCCCGATGACCAGCGCCATACGGTGTATGAATGCTACGCCGACCTCGACCTCGACGCATTCCCCCACCTGAAGGAAGACGGAGAACCCTCCGGCCTGCCCCTTCCCTACAAAGTCACCATCGATAAGGACTCTCAGGAGATCCTGGAGATCCGCCGTAACTGGGTAGAGGGTGACCCCGATTACTTGGAGCGCGTGCGCTTTGTGAAATACGGGCTGTTCCCCGGCCTTGGGTATTACGATTACGGCTATGTCCATATCCTCGGGCAGTCCACCCGCGCGCTGACGGCGATCGAGCGCCAGCTGATTGACGCAGGGCAATTCGCCAACTTCCCCGGCTTCCTCGTCGCCAATACCGGGGCGAGACAAGACACGAACCAGATGCGCGTGCCACCCGGAGCCGGGTTCCAGATTAACACGGGTGGGCAGAAAATTCAGGATATCGTCCTCCCGCTGCCCTACAAAGAACCCTCGGTCGTGCTGGCCAACATCGCTGAGAAGATCGCCGAGGACGCACGGCGCATGATTGGGCAGGCAGAGATTGCCGTAGGAGAGGGTAGGCAGGATGCCCCGGTGGGGACCACCATCGCCATGATTGAGCAGGCTGTGAAGGTTACCAATGCGGTGCATAAGCGCAACCATACCTCACAACAGCAGGAATTTGAGATCATGAAGCAACTCTTCGCTGAAGATCCCACCGCCCTCTGGCGCTATGCCACGACTCCGGCCCGTAAGTGGGAAATGGCGGAAGAGTTCAAAGACATCAACCTCGTGCCCGCCTCCGACCCCAATGTATCCTCCCATATGCAGCGCGTAATGCGTGCCGTGGGGATTAAGCAGATGGCGGCTGAGAACCCGCAGCTTTACAATATCCGCAAAGTAGACTCCGAATGCCTCAAGATACTCGGTATTCAGGATCCGGAGACCATGTTCAATCCTCCGCCGCCGGCACCAGATCCCCGCATTGCGGAACTGGGTATGGCTTACGTCAAGGCAGAGACCGACAAAGCGACTACCGATGCGCAGAAGAACGCCGCAGAAGCCCAGCGCGCATCCGCCGAAGCGCAACTTTACCCGATGAAGACCATCAAGGAACTCACCCAGGAAGACCTGAAGATCAATGTCTCGGCCTTCAAAGAGGGAATGGGCGCCATCAATGCCGCGGCGAAGGAGCCTCCGGGCTACGCCACGGGCGGCAGAATCTATGTAGGGGCGGATACCTCCACCCCACCGGTCAATAATGATAAAATGGCCGATGCCTTCACCAAACTCGCCGATGCCATCGACCGCATGAGCGGCCCGCGCCGTAAGACCGTGCGCCACGCCCCCCGTGATTCCAACGGGCAGATCAATTTCGAGCAGGTGGAAATGATTGACGAACCCTACGACCCCTTAGAACTCCCCTACACCGAGCACTAAATGGACCGGAAGCCTGCCACCCACAACGTCATCATCTGTGATGAGGCGACGGGAGAGCCGCGCATGATTCATGTGCTGGATTATGAATATCAACTGAATGACCCAGCCTTTAAGGCGCCCAAAGATCATGTAGAAGTGCGTATTCCTAAACGCGACTACCAAGACGATTATGCGAGTAAGTCCCACGCCGAGCGCATCGCTTGGGTAGGTGAACAGGTACAGTTGGTACGTGCCATGAAGGCGCCCAAGTCGTGACCACAACCTTCATCCTAAACGGCACTACTTCCTATGTTATCCCTGGTGACTGGAGTTCTACCAATTCCATTGAAGGGGTTGGATGCGGCGGGAATGGATCAAGTAATGGCTCAAACGGAGCAGGCGGCGGCGGCGGTGGTGAATATCGCAAAGCCTCCAATGTGGGCGGTCTTTCTGGCTCAATAACCGTTGCTGTAGCAGCGGGTGGATCAGGATCGGATACTCATTTCAATACCACGACGATGGTTGCTAAGCCCGGTGGTAATGCTTCTGGTGCGACTGGCGGGGCGGGTGGAACGGGTGGAACGGGCGCTGCTGATAGCGCCAACGGTGGGACTGGAGCATCGCGTACGGCCTCGACTGGAGGTAGCGGTGGCGGCGGCGCAGGTGGTCCTAACGGTGCGGGCGGCAACGGCGCTGCAAACGGAACAGGCGGTGCTGGTGGCGGTGGTGGATCAAATGGCGGCGCAAACGGCACGGCAGGATCAGGAACCACAGGCGGTAACGGTGGCAATGGCCAAGGCGGAACTGGCGGTGGTGCAGGCGGTGCCTCAACCGTAAACGGCACGGCAGGAACAGCCGGAACAGGCGGCGGCGGTGGCGGCGGTGGCGGTAATGGAACCACGGGCGGGGCTGGTGCAACAGCAACGACCTTTGACGCCACACATGGCTGCGGTGGCGGTGGTGGCGGATCTGGATCCAACTCAGGCTCGGATGTAGCAGGCGCGGGTGGATTATACGGCGGCGGTGGCGGTGGCGCTGGGTCGAATGGTGGCGCAGGCGCAATCGGCGCCGGTGCCAACGGATTGATTATCGTGACTTACACCCCTTCGGCGGGTGGTGGAACAATTCTCCCTTTCCCCTGGATGCAAACGACAGGGGGAATGCAGGATATGACGGGTGGGATGAGACAATAAATGGCTAAATTATCTATACTTGCTGGTGCAACCAGCCAATCGGTGAATATCTTCATTCAGGATTCCTCCGTCACAACGGGGGCAGGACTGACCGGATTGGTGTACAATACCAGTTCATTGGTGGCCTATTATACCTTCAGCGGGACTTCCACCGCCGCGACAGCGATCACCCTCGCCACCTTGGCTGCCGCCAACTCTGCCTTTTCCTCGGGTGGCTTTAAGGAAATTGACGCTACCAACATGCCTGGGCTCTACCGACTGGACATCCCCAACGCAGCGTTGGCGGCATCCAGCGGGCGTTCTTCGGTGATTATGTTGAAGGGTGCGGCGAATATGGCCCCCTGCGTATTGGAAATTGAACTCGTGGCCTGGAATAACCAGGTGGCATCCATTCCCAATGCGGTGGCCGGCGCTTCTGGTGGGTTACTGATTTCTGGCTCCAACTCAGGAACAACCACCCTTGGCGCACTGACCGTAACGGGTGCCACGACCTGCACCGGTAACGTCTCCATGGCCGCTGGCTTGAACATCACCCAGAGTTCCAGCAATACACCGGCGCTGGTGGTTACCGGCAACGGCACCGGCAACGGGGCGACCTTCACTTCCGGCTCCGGCGCGACCGGCAATGGTATTGCTGCCACCTCAGCAGCCACCAATGGACATGGCTTTGTCCTGACTGCCACCGGCACCGGCAATGCCCTGCGCTGCGTGTCTGCCTCCGGTGATGCTATCCTCACCAGCGTCTCCACCTCCGGCCATGGCGCGACCTTTGCGGGCGCCGGCACCACCAAGCACGGCATCAATGCCACGGGCGGGGCAACCACCTCGGCCGGGATTAGTGCCGCAGGCGGCGGCGCGGGTGCTGGGATGCTCATCACCGGCGGCGCCACTGGTATTGGCCTGAGCGTTGTAGGTGGGGGCACTTCTGGGAATGGGATAAATGTTACTACGACCTCCGGACATGGTGTGAACCTGGCACCAGTAGGAACCAACATGCACGGCCTGCTATCGACCGGAGGTAACGGCGGCACATCTGATGGTATCAAAGCGGTTGCAGGGACGGGTGGCGTAGACATCCGCGGGGCTATCACCGGAAACATTACCGGCAACCTTTCCGGATCCGTTGGAAGCGTGACGGGCTTTACCGCTTCCGATGTGGGTGCGATCAAGACCAAGACAGACTTCCTGCCCAGCGCGACAGCGGGAGCAGCAGGCGGCGTATTTATTGCGGGGACGAATGCCGCTACGACTATCACCACCTCCCTCACCACGACCTTTACCGGGAATCTCACCGGCTCTGTTGCCTCCGTCGCCGGTGCGGTAGGATCCGTGACGGGCAACGTTGGCGGTAACGTGGTGGGTAGCGTAGGATCAGTCACTGGTGATATCGGTGGACTCGCCGCGGGCGCCGTCACCGATGTTGAAAATGCAGTTTGGGACGCAGTATTGGCTGACCATCTGGATTCAGGCTCTACCGGTGCGGCTCTGAATGCGGCTGGAGCTGCAGGAGATCCCTGGTCTACCTCCATCCCAGGGGCTTATGGGGCCGGAACTGCTGGGTACATCGTGGGAAATAATCTTGACGCGGCCATCACCTCGCGCATGGCATCCTACACGCAACCCACTGGCTTTCTAGCCGCTACCTTCCCTGGAACGGTAGCCAGTACCACCAACATCACGGCCGGCACCATCACCACCGTTACCAACCTTACCAATGCCCCCACGAACGGCGACTTTACCGCCACCATGAAAACCAGCCTTAATGCCTCTACTCCTGCCAGTATCACCGGTGCCGTGGCCAGCGTCACCGGGAATGTGGGTGGTAACGTCGTCGGCTCTGTTGGCTCGGTCACGGCCGGGGTAACGGTTACGACAAATAATGACAAGACGGGCTATGCCCTCTCAGGCACTCAGACCTTCAATGTTACGGGCAATATCACCGGCAGCCTTTCCGGGTCGGTAGGCAGCGTCACGGGGAATGTAGGGGGTAATGTTACCGGTTCAGTTGGGTCGGTTGTGGGGGCCGTCGGTTCAGTCACCGGCAATGTCGGTGGAAATGTGACGGGAAGCGTCGGCAGCGTTGTGGGCGACATCGGCGGGTTGGCCGCTGGCGCTATCACGGACGTTCAGGACGCCGTATGGGATGCGACCCTTTCCTCCCATCAGGATGCGGGTTCTACCGGAGAAGCACTTGGGGACGCGGCGTCGGCCGGAGATCCATGGGCCACCGCCGTACCAGGGGCCTATAGTGCCGGTCAAGCAGGCTACATTCTGGGGACCAATCTCAATGCGACCGTCTCCAGTCGTTCTACCTATGCCGGCGGCGCCGTGGCCTCGGTAACCGGCAATGTTGGTGGGAATGTCGTAGGCTCGGTCGGCTCCGTCACCGCGGGCGTAACCGTCACCACCAATAACGACAAAACAGGATACTCTCTGGCAGGAACGCAAACCTTTAATATGACGGGGAACATTACGGGGAATCTCAGTGGTTCGGTAGGATCAGTCACGGCGGGTGTTACGGTAACCACCAATAATGATAAGTCCGACTATAGCCTCTCCACCGCCGGTATACAGAACATCTGGAAGACCGATATGGCGGTGATTACCGGAGAAGCCGCGCGCAGCCCGCTCAATGCCATCCGCTTGCTGAGGAACCGCTATGAAGTGGTGGCCACGACCCTCACGGTTTACGAAGAGGATGACACTACCCCCGCCTGGACCTCTACCCTCACGGGAACTGCAGGAGCGGATCCTGTGACCTCTTCGGTGCCGGTGTAACATGGCGGTCGGGTTTGGATCGGTACTGGTCTTCATTCCTCAGGGATTGGGGGTGGTGCCCGCTGTCCCTCCGGAGGTGGTCTCCAATGCTTACCGCCGCATGGCTGCCTCGGAAGTCGCAGGACGGGAAGTACGCCGCGATCCTTCCGATGATGTGTTCTTCGATCCCCTCCTGTGGGAGAAGAAGCCCTCGACCGATCAAGATATTCTAATGTTTTTACTCATGAATTAACCAAGGAGAACCCCATGAAAACCCCCTCTGCCTCCAAGAACAATCGCTCTGAAGCCAAGAAACTGATGAAAACCTGCGGCTATGCCACCGGCGGCGCCGTGAAAGAAGATACCTGGACGAAACCCAGCCAGGGCACCGTGAAAATGAAATACGGTTCAGGTGGTGGCCTTGGCCGCCTGGAAAAGGCTCGGGATGTAAAATGAGCGCGCCGGATTACAAATACCGCTTTGAGGAAGAGATAGCCAAGGAGATGGAGAGACTGACTCACTCGCTGGCCAATACCATCGGCAACAGCATTGAAGATGTCCGCTATCTCCAAGGCCAGCTCCGTGCCTACTCCAATACCTTTTTAATAGGGCAGGAAGTGGCCAAGAATCTTTATCAACAACAGAAGGATCAATAGCCTATGTTAATAAAACTCCCTACTCTGGAGCACGAGAAAGACCCTGCGGATTTACTGCGGGAACAGCTGGGTGATTTAAGCAAAATCATCAGCATCCGCCCTGTGGATGTTTTGGTGGCCACCTATATTCGTCCGGAAAAGACCGCTGGAGGGATATATCTGGATCCCAAGATCCAGCGAGAAGACCTCTATCAGGGCAAGGTAGGTCTCATTGTAAAGATGGGGACGGCGGCCTTTCAGGACGATGATTACACCAAATTCAAAGGATATCAGTTAAAAGTAGGTGACTGGGTAATGTATATGCCCAATGAAAGCCGCGCCCTGAGTGTGAATGGCTGCCACTGTCGCCTCATCGAGGATAAATGGATCCTCGGTAATGTGAAAGACCCGGATGTGGTGCTCTAATGGATCCCGTCGTACTCCTCAACCAGACCCTCACGGCCTATTACAAGGCAACCGCGATGGGCCAGGGCGATGCGGCGGCGATTGCCCAGCAATTTAAGAGTGACTTGCAGGAAGACCCCATCCTTGCCACTGCGGCGAGGACGAGACTGACTACGCTTTCATCCATTCCGGATGGCCGCTGCTTTATTTCTAAAATCCACAAACAATTTCTGAAGGAGAATATCTAATGGCTAAGAAACCGAAGGCCCCGCTGGCCGAAGTAGGTGAGGAAGAGGTCACGCTGACCGAAGACACCCTGGAAAATGAAGACACCGTACAGGGTGGGGAAGATACTTCCGAAAGCGGTGAAGGACCAACACCCGAAGAAGTCATCGCCAAGATGCAAAAGACCATCGAGGATAAGGACGCCGCTATTGCAGCGGAACGCGCTGCCCGCGAAGCCGCCGAAAAGGCCCGTAATGAGGCCGCCCAGCAGGTGAGCAGCACCCATAAGGACCTGGTACAGGAAAGGGAGAATCACCTCACCTCGGCCATCGCGGCCGCCACTACGCGGGTGGATACCCTGCAAGAGCAGCTTATTGCCGCGAAGGAGGCTGGAGACGCTAAGGCAGAAGTTACCCTGCAGCGCGAGTTTACCAAGGCCACCTACAATCTCGATAAGCTGGAAGATGACAAGACGGCTTTCGATAACTGGAAGGCCAACCAATCTACCCAGCAGCAGCAGACACAAACTCAACCGCAGCAATCGCCCATTCACCCTGCGACACAGGCATGGATTGACGCCCATCCGCGCTTTAATACGGATGCGAAGTACAAGGCCAATGCGATCCATGCGGACACGCTGGCCCGCCTGGATGGAATCACTCCAAACACCCAGGCTTATTTCGATTACGTCAATTCCCATCTGGATGGGATTTATGCCACCGAGAAAGTAGATCCGAATCGCCGCCCTACCGGCGACCAGATGAGCGCTGGACCCGTCTCACGGGATGTCCCCACCACGCAGCGGCGTATGCAGCAGCAGGTGCGTCTCTCTCCGGAAGAGAAAGAGACCGCGGAAGTGCTCGGCCTTACCGAGGCGCAGTACGCGAAGAACAAACAAATGCTGATTCAGCAGGGCAAATATAAACACTAAGGAGATTACCCATGACGAATAATAATGATATCGAACTTTCCCCGGAACGCGAACGCAGCCAGGGCGGTAAATTTGTGGCAAAGACGGCAGGCCGGAAAGAGACCGGACCGGAAAACCGTGCGCGTCCTTCCACCAACTTTGACCCCGCAGCCTATGGCCTGCGTGCGGATGTTACCCGCGGTGCGGTGGACTCTGCTGCGGAAGGACGCTTTAACGTACCCCGCGAAGCCATCCCTGAGGGTTGGGTCGTGGAATGGAAGCAGCCGATGATTTACGGACAGCCCTGCAGTTCGGAAGAAATCATCATGGATAAGCTCGCTGGCTGGCAAAACTACCCACCTAAGCTCTTTCCCGACCTGTGCCCGGCTGGCTGGACCAAGGATTATGTAGAGCGCGGAGGCCAGATTCTCATGATGCGCCCCAAACAACTGCAGGATGAAGCCCGTGCGGAAGAACGCAAAAAAGCCGTATTGGCCAAACTCAATCAGGAAGCCGCTATCGGCAAGGCGGACCCGGAAGAATGCGCTCGCATCGCCGGTATGAGCTTTGTTCGCAATGGCGTCGGGCGTCTGCAAAGTGAGCCGCAGGCTGGCATGGAAGTGCCGAATTAAAGAATTACAGTTGACTATCCGAAAATCGTACTGTAAATTTATATTCATATTCACACTGCCCGCTGCGGTGTTTGATCTTAAACCGAACCTCCCCCACACTCGCTGTATGGACTGGTTCATTGGACAGGATATGTTCAATGGCTAATCCGACTACTGGCTTCGGCCTGCAAGCCGTGAACCGCTGGGACAACGCAAATCCCAACTGGTCGCGCAATACCTACCCCGTTCTCTATACCTACGCTACGGCAATGGCCAAGGGTGACCTTGCCATCATCAATGCGTCTACCGGTAACCTGGAACGCTACGCTTCGGCTGGCTCCGTTACCGTAGGCGTCATCGACCAGTTCCGCTGGTATGACACGGTACAGAAGAAAATGGTTTATAGTTCATACTGGCCCGGTCCTGCCTCCACCATCGCTGGTGGTGTGCTTGCCTGGGTGATTGATGATCCGAATGTGGAATTCATTGGTCGCGTGTCTGGTGCTGCAGTCACCGCTACGAAGGTTGGTGAAAATGCAGATATCGTGACAACGGCTCCCGATGCAACCACCGGTCTCAGTGTGGAAACGATTAATTCCACTACCAACACGACCGCCAACTTCCCGCTTAAAGTCCTTGGTGTTTATGAAAGTCCGGGTAACGACAATACCCTGGATAACAACATCATCCGCGTGAAGCTGAATGCCACGATCTATACTACCACAACCGGCATCGCGTAAGGAGATGAGACATGACCGTTAATTTAGGCTCAATTTATAATCTTCTCTCCCCCGGCTTATTTGCCGTGGAAGGGAAGTACAAGGAAATCGACGCGACCTGGAAGAAGTTCTACAAAACCAGCAAGGCTACACTGGCGAACGAACAAACCGCTTCCATGCGTTACCTGGGTACGGCAGTGCCGAAGACCGAGGGTGGACCGATCTATTACGACAACAACTCGGGCCAGCGTTTCATTTACAACCAGACGCATACGGAAGTGGCGATCGGTTACTCGATCACCCAGCCCGCCATCGTATTCAACCAGTATAAGAAGGACTTCAACACCTCCAATCTGGGGCTGCAGAAATCCTTCTCGAATACGAAACAGGTCTATGCGGCCGATGTGTTCAATTCTGCCACCACCTATCAGACCACGATCGGCGGTGACGGTAAGGCGCTCTGCGCAACGGACCATCCGGTAGACGGCGGCACCTTTGCCAACCGTCCGACGGTGGATACCTCGCTCAATGAGTCTGCCATTGAATCGGCGCTGACCCTGATTGCGAAGTTCCCCGACAACGCCAACCTGCTCAACATGACTCGTGGCCGGCGCCTCATCGTGCCGCGCGCGAAAGTGTGGGATGCAATCCGCCTGACCAAGACGGAACTGCGCCCTGGCACCGCGAACAACGACGTGAATGCCGTTCGTTCCGTCATGGGCCTGCCCGATGGCTATGAAGCGTGGGACTTCCTCACCTCCAACTATGCCTGGTTCATCCAGACCGATGTGGATGGCCTCCAGCATATGGAAGTCACCCCCTTCAAGATGAACATGTTTGTCGATGATAATACGATGAACTTGAAGGTGACAGGATATGAATTTTACTCCTTCAACTACAACGAGCCGCGCTGCCTCTTCGGCAGTTTCCCTTCCTCGTAAGTTGTATTTTAAGGTGGGTGGTGTACGAAAGTATGCCACCCATCACAACGGAAAAAGACCATGCCAAACGCGACAAGCCCACTGCCGTATGACACCTCCCAGACAGATGCTCCTCCATCTGTGTGTGTCGCTGACTCATGCGAAAGATTAGTCGTCGCACGAGGGATGTGTCTCATGCACTATAAGCGAATGAAAAAGCACGGCGTGCTAGAGATAGCTTCAAAAAGGCAGTCTTCGGCTAGAAAATCTCGTAGAATGCGGGCCCGCTGGGAAACGATTAGAAAAATTAACCAGGTGGTTGGCTGGAAGACTTTCTCGGAGTTCCTTAAAGATGTAGGGGATAGTCCAGGGATAGGATATAGATTGGTTGCTATTAACCCTGAAGAAATTATTGGCCCAGGAAATCACCAATGGATCGCATCTCCCGCTAAGGAAAAGATGCCTCGACAGCAACTAGCCGCCGTTCGGAAATCTCGGGAATACAATCTAGTAAGATCGTATGGTATTACCGAGAGCGATTATACTGAGATGCTGGTTTCCCAAAAAGGTGTCTGTGCGATTTGTTCTAAACCTGAGACCGCCTTCAGAAATGGAGTGCCACTACAGTTAAGTGTAGATCATTGCCATAAAACAAATGCAGTTCGAGGATTGCTTTGTACCCTTTGTAATCGTGGGCTTGGCTTATTTAAGGACAATCTTGCCTTTCTGAAAAGGGCCTATGACTATCTTAGAGAACGTCAATCTACCGAAACAACAATTCTAGAATTTAAGGAGAATTAACCGTGCCGTACACAAACTTTCCTAATGGCCTGACCTCCTTCGGCATTCCGACCTTCGGCGCCGGGGGATTGCTGCCCTTCAATGGCAACTACTACTACTGCGATTACGCCTCTGGCGATGATGGCAATACCGGTGGTGCCGATAATCCCCTGAAGACGATCACCCGCGCTTTGTCTCTGGCTACGGCCGGCAACAACGATGTGATCTTTATCGTGGGTGATGGTTCTACCACCGCCACCCAGCGCCTTTCCGCGCAGATGGATTGGAATAAGAACGCCACCCATCTGATCGGTCTGACCGCCCCGGCGATTAATAAACGGGCGCGTATCAGCACCGTCTCAGGTGCCACCGCCAATATCGCCAATCTGGTGACCGTTTCTGCCAATGGCTGTATATTCGCCAACTTCTCCCTGTTCCAGGGTGTCGGTCAAGCGGCTACCGCAGAACAACTGTTCCAGGTGACTGGCAATGAAAACTACTTCGGCAACATCGACTTCCTGGGTATAGGCTCCGCCAATGGTGCTGGTCAGGCCGGAAGTTATGCACTGCAGCTGTACGGCGCTGAAGAAAATGTATTTGAAAACTGCTACTTTGGGGCCGATACGCAAGATCGCTCTGCCGCTAATAGCAACGTACAGATACGTAAGGATGGAAGCAGCGTTGCTTCCACCCGCAATATCTTCCGCACCTGTACGTTTGCCATGCGCGCAACGGCCACTTCTCCGTTCTTTGTGGATGCAAATGAGACGGGTAGCATTGACCGCTTTGCACTGTTTGATGGATGCACTTTCATCAACTCCGGCACTTCTACGCTGGCCGCTGCTGTGGCGGGTAAAACCGATCAGGGTGGTAAACTGCTGCTCAATAACTGCAGCTATTACGGCGTGGGTGAGCTGGGCAACCTGTCGAACAATGCGGCTATCCTCGTGACTGGCCCTGTTCCGAACGGCAATACCTCTGGCCTTGGTGTAAACGCTAACCCGTCCTAAGGAACCGTAGATGTCATTCAACATTGACCTTTCCCTCACGCTCGGCACTCCCGATGATGATGGGGTTTCCCTCTCCCAGACACCTGGCGCAGCGGGGAACCTCACCATCACGGGGGCATTTGCCTCGGGCGGGGTAGCCACTCTTTCGCCCCCTCAGTTCATCGGCGTTAAATGCGCCGGGAATGATGCCGGCCGTACTTTCACCATTTATGGGACGGACTGGAACGGGACGGTCATTTCTGAGTCTGTAGCCGGCGCGAACATAGGAACTACCAACAGTACCCTGAACTACAAAACGGTTACCCGCATTGCAGTAGATGCTGCGACGGCCGGGGCTATTTCAGTGGGCACGGTAGGGGTAGGGACTACGGAGCCGATGGTGCTGGATACCTATGTGAACCCAGCGACTCGCACCGCGGCGATGATATTCAGCGGTACTGCTAATGCCACTTTACAAGTGGCGCTTAATGACCTGAAGCCAAACTGGGATATTTATACGACGACCCCGACCTGGTTTGATGTGACCGGCTTTACCGCCCTTGCTGCAAACGCTGCGGGTTTAATCTCTGGATCCTATACGATGATCCGCCTCAAAGTGAATTCGGGGACTGGCGCGGTCCAGGCCATCGTGAACACGCCTTATATCTCGAACTAAGTTTCCATTCCTCTGTACGTTAAGCTCCATTGAGGGGTCCTTCGGGGCCCCTTCTTTTTTGAGGTTATCATGGCCGTCAGTAACACTTACGCCTTCAATCCAAGCAACGCCGATATCATTTTAGAGTCGTTTGATCGGGTGCAGATGCGTGGCGTGTCAATCACCAACGAGCATATGATTTCGGCGCGCCGCTCCCTCAATCTGGAATTGGCTTCCTGGTCAAATCTTGGGGTGTCTTTATGGGAGGTTGATCTGCAGGAAATCGCCCTGACGGCTGGGACCACTTCCTATGAACTGGACCCCACCACGGTCATCGTCCTGGATGTCTATGTCTCGCAAACCCCTTCTGGGAGCACGCAGCCGATTGACCGCATCCTGACCTCCATCGGGCGCACGGAGTATGCCATGCTGCCCAATAAGGAGCAGCGCGGGCTACCCACCGTATTCTGGTTTGATCGCACCTCACCGATCCCCCAGATTTATATCTGGCAGTCAGTGCCGACGGATGGGATTTACACCCTGAAATATTACCGTATGAAGCGGATCATGGATGCCAACCCGAATATGGGGCAGACGGCGGAGATCCCCTTCCGCTTCCTTGACGCGCTGTGCGCTGGGCTCGCCGCGCGGCTTGCTACCAAATATGCACCGGAACTTTCCGCTAATCTGAAGCTGGAAGCCACGCAGGCGATGACCCTGGCGATGGTGGAAGACCGCGAACGCGTGCCGCTTTACATCCAACCCGATCTGGGTGGGTACTTTCAGTAAGGATCAGTTATGGGATGGCCGCACGGTAGAGCCTATGCGAATCCGCGAAACCCTCAAACCTGGGGTTGCTGCGATCGGTGTGCGTTCGTTTACAATCTCAACAAGCTGGTATGGCAATACGAGTGGTATGGCACGGAACTGCGCCGCACGGGCTTTCGGGTATGCCCGACTTGCTTACTTGATCCTAACCCGCAGCGCCGGACATTGCATCTCCCGCCGGATCCAATGCCGGTGAAGGATCCACGGCCGCTGGGACCGATCAATCAATTGGATTTAGAAGCGGTGCAGGATGAGTGGGGAGCCCCGCTCCTCGACGAAGACGGCAATCAGATATTTCAGAATTAAGGAAACGCCATGGGTAAGATCAGCGAGTACGACAACGGCACACCTTTTGAGGTGGATGACCAGATCCCTATGGTGCGCGACATTGACGGCGTACTCACGACCTTCCGCGGGCTGGTGGGGTCTTCCTCGCTCAGCGCGTGGCTGCCGACCCAGACGGGTCAGAGCGGTAAGGTGCTGACGACCAACGGCACGACTGCCGCCTGGGAAACCAATGCGGGAGGCGACGTGACTGGTCCTTCCTCGGCTACCAATACCGCCATTGCTTTGTGGGACACTACCACGGGGAAGCTGCTTAAAAACTCGGTGGTACTGGTCAGCACAGCCGGGTCCATCACGGGCGCCGCCAGCCTGTTTGCCACTACCTCAGGCTCTGGCAATTCGCCATCGGTAGAGTACAATTTTAACAAGTTCTTTATTACCGCCGACACCATCGATGGCACCACAGGCGGCGGAACTAAAGTAAATGGCCTTGAAGTAAGCCATGTCTTTGGTGGTGCCGCAGCAGCAGGGGGAAGGCACGCTGTCTACGCCGTCCTCACTCAGAATGCTATTACTTCGGGGACCAATACGGATCGCAATTATGTGGGTTATGCCTGCCAGGTGATCACCAACAGCGGCGACGGCGGCGGATCTGGCACAGAGAAGGGCGCTTACTTTGGCTTAAATGGGTACGTGCGCGCCACCTCTGGTGCCACCTTTATCACCAACCTTTCCGGTGGCGAATTCAATACGAATGCCCGTACGGGTTCCTCCGTCAAATATAAATCCGGCATCCAGATCCACGGCATCGATGAGGTGCAGGGTTATACTTACGACTGCATGATCGGCCTTTCCAACCTGACGGGCGGCACGGCCAAGTGGAAGCATGGGATGCTGTTTGGTCCTATGGCGGGTGCTGCGCCCATCGATGCCACCACCGGTACGTTAATTGGGACTTCCGGCTCTGCTACGGTGGATTATGGGATTGATATCAGCAGCTATACCTGTACCACGGCGGAGTTTAAATCCTCCAATACCGAGATCAAATCCACCCAATTTAATCTGACGGGGACGAATCACGGCATCGATATTGGGAAGCCGGGAACGGTAAATACCCCCTTCATTGACTTCCACTCTTCGGCCAATAATATTGACTACAACTTCCGTATGATTGCCTCGGGCGGCGACGGCACGCTAGGTACGGGGTCGATGACTTTCCAAGGGTCGGCGCTTTCGTTTAAAAATGCTTTCCAGATTCGCTCCAATACCGCAGCGGCAGACACGTTCACCCTGGCCGCCTATGATGTAGATGGTGCGGTTTATACCAATTTCATTACTTTGACCGCCAACAACACCCCGACCTGTGCCATCGCTGGGGCCACGATTACCGGCGGGACGATCAATAACACGGTGATTGGGGGTACTACTGCCGTCGCAGGGACCTTCACCACCGCCACCGCCAACAGCTTTACCCCGAATCTTTCCACTATCCCCGCCTGTGGCATGTATCTGCCTGCCACCAATCAGCTTGGCTTCTCCTCTGAATCGCGCCTTAACCTCGTAGTGCAGCAGGATCCTGACCCGGCTTTCCCCGGCACTTCTGGTGATGTGTACCCGTATTTCAAGATAGGTGGTCACCGCGTGGAAGCGGCTGCAACCGATGGCTCTGTTATCCTCATGGCCTATTCAGCCGATATTGCCAGCGTCTCCATGCGCCTGACCGGGCAGGGTCCTGTAGGGGGCATCCATTCTATCGTAGATGACTACATCAATATGAACGTAGGATCCGGTGGTCAGTCCTCTGACCATTGTACCTATGTGAATGTCGTGGGTGGTCCTGTTGCGACCTCTCCGGCTATCTCCGCCCAGAAGACCTATCCCGGCGATTCCGATGCCTTTGGGTTGAATTTCTACACTCAGGGCAATGGCCCGATGATCTTCTTCAGCGATAACACCTCCACCACGCTGCATTACATGAAGCGCACGGCTTCAAGCGTGACTTATACCTATACAGCACCGGGGACCACCGGCAATGCCGCCACATGGGGTGTAGAGGGTGAAACCAATACTTCAGCCATTTACACCACGAAGGGCACCGGTGGACATTACTTTAAGACCAATGACAGCGCCCAGGAACAGTTCCTCGTTACCCATACCGCCTCGGCCGTCAACGTGCTGGTGGCGACCGGTGGGGCGACTGGGAACAATCCATCGCTTTCCGTAGGGGGTACGTCTGCTGATGCAACGCGCGGCCTTTCAATCTTTACCAAGGGCACCGCTGCCGCTGGGATCAGCCTCTATTGCGGCGGCGCGTTGCAGACGCAGATTTATGGAGACAGCACCTCGACCTCGTATTTTGTACTCTCGG